ATGAAAAAGATCATTCTTACAACCCTTGCCGCGCTGGTTGCCACCGGCAGCGTCTTCGCGTCCTACTGCACCGCTGCCGCGCAGGACTATCCCTATCGTCCGCGCTACGACCGTGGCGGCCCGCCCCCACCGCCCTATCGCGAACACCGCCGCCACAATGATGGTGCTGCGATTGCCGGCGGACTGGCTGCAGGCGTTATCGGCGGCCTGATCGGCGGCGCAATCGCCAACGGCGGCAACAGCGGTCCCCGCTACTACGAGCCACCACCGCCGCCCCGCCCACGCTGCTGGTTCGAAGACCGCCGCGTTCCCAATTCCTATGATGGCGGCTGGCACACCGAAAGCATGCGGGTCTGCGACTGACCCCATAGCTGAAAATCCGTAATGAACAATCCGATCAGTCTGAATGGCTGGTCGGATTTTTTGTTGGATGAGCAAAACCAAGGAATGCGCAATGATCGATGATGTGTCGACTTGCTATACGGAATCGCACCAACCCGTTCAAAATATAAGGAAAATGGTGGGCCCGGAGGAAACCATGGAGCATTGAAAACATTGCGTGATTTCGAATTAATGCCGATCGTTCCAACAGGATTCCAACATCATCGTTTTGCTTTGCTGGACTGGATTACGCCTTCAATATTGGTGAAGTCCACGATCTCCGGAATCTCCTTGTTACCGACGATAAGCCGATCCGCCACAAATTCGCAATCGATTTCGGTGTACTCGCCGCGAACCTTGCCCTCATCGTTCATGATCGTGTCTGGCACGTTGAAGAAGCGGTAAACAGTGGGTGTGTCCGTGGGTATAACGATGATGGCCGCACCGACCTGTAACGGCAGGGAGACTTTGAAAACACCTGATGAAGATCCTGGACGCGCAGCAACTGTCTTCCTTCTCCCCTTAACAATCGTGTCAAGATCGATTCCGACCCCTCCTTCATCGGGAAAAGCAACGGATCCACCGGCCAATTGGATTTGTGCGGCTACCATGTTTGCGGCGCCGCTTGCGAGAATATTGCGCGATTTCTTTTCGCTGACTGTGATGTTCGGCGTCGAACCGATCGCGAGCCACGCCTCATCAACACCGAGAGCACGGGCCACGAGAGACATCATTTTCGGTTTTGGTTTGGCCTCACCGGCGAACCACTTACGCACCGCTTCTCTGCTAACGGGTTCATTGAATTGCGCTTCGAGCTGGTTCTTCAGCCAAATTTGGCGACCGTGGGCGGCCGGCGCCTGCGGTGAGTTTTCACAGGCAATTCCGAGCCGTTTGGCAAAGTCTTTGTGCCGGATCACCGCATGAGATTGGGTGGAATTTGTCTTACCAGTGATGACTATCATTCGCTGCGACCTCATTAATCAAGAACTGGTTGATAAATGAGCGCTTACCGCGAGAAAGTCAACAAACAGTCCCGCAATCAACTAAATGGTTGTATTTCCTAGTTAATATCTAAACTTTTAATCTAATTCTAACTGCATCCATAATCTCGTCTTGCGTGACCCCCTTGGTGCGCAGCGTCTCATACTGCACCTCATCCATGGTGTTTTTCGCCATGATTACATGAATGAAAACAGAAGGGTTAGGCTGGCCGGGGCGGGCCAGGCGCCGGTTGAACTGGTCCCACAATTCGAGCGACCAGGTGAGCCCGTACCACACCTGAATGAAGCCACCGTACTGCAGGTTTAGACCGTGTGCCATTGAAGCCGGATGTGAAACACCCATCTGGATCTTGCCGGTGTTCCACTTCTTGACGAAATTCGGTTCCTCATCGAAGAAAACCGCCTTGGGAAACTTTTTGCGGATTCGCTCTTTGTCGAACTTGAAGCTGTATGCCACCAGCATGTTCTGACCGGCAGACTCTTCGACGATGCTCTCAAGTTCCTTAATCTTCGCATCATGAACGTGGATTGTTTCACGGACAGGCGGATAGACATCTTCGTCAGTCCGATAGAGCGAGCCGTTGGCGAATTGGAGCAGCTTGTTTGTCAGCACCCCGCGGGAGACCGCTTCCACGTCGTAGCTCTCGGCAACCAGAGTCTTCTCAAAATCCCTGTATTGTTTCATGTGCTTTGGTGCGAGGGTAACGAAACGAGGATTGAATATCTGCGGCGGCAGATCAATGTAGTCCTGTGATCGAAGGCTGATCATGCAATCCTTCATCAGACCCATGATCTTGTCCTTGGCACCCTCTTTTGGCGTTATCTTTTTCGAGAACGGGTTCTTATCGAAGAATTTGTTCTCGAAACGGGTCTTGTTGACGCCAAGGCGCTCGCCTTGATCCATCAGGTACGCCTGCCCGCCAAGGTCATGAACTCCGTTCGGTGATGGTGTCCCGCTTAGCTCGATTACGCGCTCCATCTTTTTGCGGGCTTGCGCGAGCACGCCGAATTCCGTCAGGTTCGGTTTGACGCGGATTTTCTCACCGGTCTTGGGGTCTTTCTTTTTGCTTGGCGTGCGGAAAGTAAACCCCTTCAATCGGCTGGATTCGTCATAGACTAGGATTTGCCAGCGCCAGCCGGCATCGCCCCCGATCGTTTCCCACAGCCATTGCAGGTTCTCACGATTGATGATCGTCAGGTCGGCGTCGACGGCCAGAGCGGCCATTCGTTGAGCAGCATCGCCGACGACGACGGTGTATGTCATGTCCTGCAGGTGCTCCCACTCGCCGACTTCCGTGGGCCAAGTTTCCTCTGCGACCTTCAGTGGCGCGACAACCAGGCACCGCCAGTTGGTGTTCTTGCGCAGCAGACGGCGCACGCCGGTCAGCGTTGCACCGGTCTTGCCCAAGCTCATTTCGGCCGCGCCAAGAAGGTACTCGCGCTGCTCGATCTCGTCGGCCAGATACCTCTGGTACGATCGGAGCATGGACTCAGGGCGCAACCCCGTTATTGGCTTACCGATATCGGCAACTACTTCCAAAATGGAAGGGGTTTCGATCAGGCCAAACGAGCGAAGATAGAGATCGAGAGCGGCAGTCGTCTCGAATTTCCGGACAACCGGTATCGCGACGAACGATTGCCTGTAGATTTCAAATGGTGTCAGGGTCGTGAGCATCGAGAACGCGCTTCCCTTCTGCCAAATTATCGACAACGTAGACGTTCGCCCCTTTTGCTCTCAGACGCTTGTGCTCGCGCTGCTGCTGAATACGGGCGTCATCACCGAGCTTCTTGGCCTCGATGAGCACCCACACCCCGCCCTTGAGAAACCAGAGGTCCGGTGAACCGCGGCGCGCCTGGTACACGACTTTGCGGACCAGCCATCCGGTGGACTTACCGTAATCAACCAGGGGGTTCTGAACGTCGGAGAATTCAGCCAAGGGCACGCACCTCGACACCGGCTTCCTTGAACATCGCCGTAGACGCTTCGATTTCGTCGCCAAGCGCCTGAAAGGTTCCACCGCCGAACACAACACGTTTGATGCCGGCTTGGATCAATGTTCGAGTGCAGGCGGCGCAAGGGTGATGGGTCGTGTAGACGGTGCAACCTTCTGTGGGGATGCCTGCTCGCGCAGCGAAAGCGACAAGGTTAGCTTCCCCATGAGATGCAAACAGGTACTTTGTCGGACGCTTACGGCGTTCATCACTCTCGTGGACGCCGATCGGTGGGCCGTTGAAACCGGTAAGGCGCACTTCGCGGTTGGGCCCGACGAGGACGGCGCCGACCTGCGTGCTGTCTTTCGATTTTTTGGCGGCGTGCTCGGCAAACCCTAGCAAATATTCATCCCAATTCACTGGCTACTCCACAAATGGTTGATTATCCGAGAACGTCTTCAAATAGAGTTGCAGCGGCTTCGAGATCGAGCGTTTCGTGTTCGAGCGTGGCTTCGATGAACTCCCTCGTGGCTTCCGCGTCGACCGCGTTACCATAGGCGCGCAATCGTCCCACTCGGGAGGCAGCGCCATGAGCCAGCGGGAATGTGCCGGGTTCAACTGGCCGCCACCGTCCATCCCGGCAAAAGAGCCAATCAGCATCTCGCCAGAAGCCGTTAGTCGGGCCGGTTCCGACAAATTCTGCATCAACTGTTGCGGACCCATTTCGTCCTTGCGATCCCCGCCGCGAGACCTGAAGTTGTCCGTCGTGGGTGTCTGCCATCCCGCTAGTTGAGCCTGCTCGCAGTGATAAAGAGGCACTGTCGTTTGCCCCTGTTCTTCCAAGCGTTTTTTCGCCAGCTTTTCGATAATCTCCGGACTTCTCTCCCGTTCCGCAACAGTCGGGGTCGACCAGCCCGCCAATTTCGGATTGCCCCTTACCGGATCGAAGTAGTCTATCGCTTCCGTTGTCATGGAAACCTGAGTTCCCTTCTTCCCATTCCATCTGTTCTGGTATCCAAGTCGAGCTTCGTGCGCCATCGGTGTTGACCATCCGCTGAGACTGACGGCATCCGCCAAATTCAGACCGAACCCCTTCGCCTTGCGCGCTTCCGGCGTCTCGCCCTTGCCATGGTTCGTGACGGTCGCTGTCGGCCAGCCGGCGAGCGAGCTTACTGTCACCGAGTCCGATGTCCGCGGCGTCGGATAGCCCGCCTGAGGAAGATCGAAGATCGTAGGCGTGGAATCGGAGCCGCTGGCGGATGTGCGGTGCGCCGACGCTCGCACTGCAGGTATCAACCGCCCCGAAGGCGTAGCCCGTTCCTTCCATGTCAGTTTGTACAATATCGAGCCAAGCAAGTCCGTCCTTGCTTGCAACCTGCTCGCCATAGATTTTTGCAGGGCGGCGCTCTCGGATGAGGTGGTGGGCGTGAGGCCATAAGTGCCGCTCGTCATCCACCCCTGCTCCTTTGCCTGCCGCGCTGAAAGGTTGGCAGGGGCACGAGAGGGACCAAAGCGCAGTATCATCCGAGACGCCAGCGCGACGGAAGGCGTAACTCCAAACTCCGATGCCAGCGAAAAGATGAACCTGTCGAAATCCTCGATAGTCATCTGGTCGCACATCGACGATGCTACGTCGATCGACAATGCCGTTTGCAATAAGTCCAGCGGCAATGAGGTTTTCGAGCCAGTCGGCGGCGTATTCGTCAAATTCATTATAGACCGCCCATGGCGTTGTGTGGATGTAAGTCATGTGCGGATTATCCACAAATAGTTGATTTTGTAAACGACGAAAGATAGAGATCGAGCGCTGTTTCTCGCTTTCCCCATCCCATGTTCCTGAGAATTTCGTAGGCTTCTTCGATGTAACGGTCATGATCCACGTCCGCAGGCACAACAAGATCATCCGGCAGCGTCATGATGGGCCGACAGCCATCTGACCTTGACACCTTGGCGCGGTTCCCTGTCTTGGCGTGCGGCTTGCCGCGCATGATCGGAGCACCGTCCTTCGCCCAATAGAAGCGCACGGTTTTACCGAGATATTGACCATTCCAGTCGCCACCGCCCTTGGCTTTGATGACACGAACGAAACCACGCACGTCAGGATAATTCCTGATGAAGTCTTCAATCGGAATCCCGTCGACAAGGAACGCCAGGATCGCGTCACCGCACACCGTCATGTTGGGATTCTTTTTCATCTGCTCGAACGACGGGCTATATTCCGGCGAGTCCTTCATCAGGAATTTACTCAAGCCTTCGTGTTCGATCCTCGCCAAGAGAGGGTCGTCTTCCTTCAGTTTGTTCCGCCAGTGGTTTGCAATGTACCCCTTGCGCTTGGCCTTACCATCGGGCTTGATCGCCAGGTAGAAATTGACATCCCGATTATAGATCGCCTTGTATTCGGCACCTTCGAGGATGAAGCTTGTCGTGTTCTCCCACCACTCGATGAGTTCTTTGAGGAACCCGCCTGCCGGCCGGTCACCCTTCATGCCTTCATACAGGTGGCGCGGGATCTTCATCACGACACCATCAGTGTTTGCCGACACGATCCGGATGCCGGCAAGTTCTGCGCGCTCGATCAGCATCAACAATGTTAGCTGACCGGTCAGCGTCGTAGCAATCATCAGGTGTGGAGCAAACAGAACGCTGTAACGGCTCCCGAGCTTGCCATATGGACCGTTCAGACCAACCTTTCGGCCATCCGACCGAACCTTGAAGAATAGTTCTTTCTCGCGGTCGCCGGCATCACGAGCGTCGTTTGAACGCTTCTTGTCTGCCATGCGCTCGGCTTTAATGCCGCCGTAGACAGGCTGGAATTTTGGGCCGACCGCTTTCGGGTAAAGGCCAAGCTTTAGGATGATCGAAGGGTACTGAGAGCCCACGTCGAAGTCGACAAGCTGCCAATCGTCATCCGACGCTTCGACACGACACTTTTCCTGCGAATGCAGTCCGCCGATGCCTAGCTTGTAGGTGGACTGGCCGATCTCAATCTTGAATTTCTTGAACTCGTCAGGGAACGGCACGGAGCCGGTATCTGTGACCTCAATATCAGTCTCTCGAATGACCTTCAAAACGTTCTGTAGCAGCGGCGTTTTGAACTCTATGAAGTCGGGAACTTCGTATCGGAACCGATAGCCGCCTTTGAATTCACTTTTCTGGATCTGCTTTTTGATCAGACGTTCCACGCCGATCTTGATCATGCGCTCGCCGGTCTGTGCATCCGACAGCGACCGAGCATCAATGCCGTAAATCTCGCCAATCGACTCGCGAAGTTCGAGCGCCTGCGAGCAATGCGAATAGAGGGTCGCGGTCGCAGGGCAGTCCGAATTTCGGCAATAGTCGTTCAGTACGTCCATCTCGTCGTGGGTGAGATCGGCGTCAGGGTCTACGGGAAGGTCTTGGAGCCGCTTTGCGTGCAGGCGACCGGCAAGCGTCTTGAGGCTCGCGCTGCCGGAGGCGAAAACGTTCTCCTGCTCGTCGTCATCATCGGCACCGGTTCCCACGGAGGGGTTGGTGTCGAAAAGATCGATGTGATCCACGTAGGACGGAACGACGATGCCGAACTCGCGCTCGCAGTCCCACGGTTTCTTCCGCTTTTTGATAATCCAGTCAGAGAGTGCTTTCAGGTCCGCGTTGCTCGCGCCATTGAGCGCGTACAACAGAACCATCATGTCGTAGTCTCTCGAATTGAAGCCGACTACGGTGTATTTCTTGAGAATGCGCCTCACGCGCAGCGGATCGAAATCAGCGCGATCACTGCGTTCATAGCCGATTGACCGGCCGTCCAGCGTCAGGAATGCCACGTAGAAATAATTCCGGTAGCATTCCAAGTCGAAGAAGGCGACTGGACGTTCGGTCTTGGTCGTGACTTCTTTGGCCATCAAGCACTCTAACATCAACAAATTGTGGATTTACAGGGCGCAGTTAAGCGCCCTGTAAGGTGACATCAGATGTCTTCATCATCGTCGATAGAGGGTGCCTTCTTATTGGCTGGCTTGCCGCCGAGATCATCATCGTCATCGTCGTCGCCGAGGTTTTCAATTTCGTCGTCGTCGATGCCGCCACCGGCAAATTCCTCACCCTTCTTGAAATACTGAAGGGCATCGAGAGTGGTGAAGATGCCGTTGCCGCCCTTATCCTTCGCCTTGATGGCGTAGAGGTGGAAATAGGCGATCGCATAGTAACCCGAGCGAAAAAGGTCTTCACCTTCGTCCTCGATGTCAATGTCCTCGCCGCGGCGATTTTTGTATTTCGGCTTCCGGTCGTTGGTCAGGCGCAGATAGCGCATGCCCTCGTATCCATCACGAACATCACCGTCGTCGGTGACATACTTGTCGCCATCGAACAGCGGCCAGCGGCCTTTCGGACCGTCGCCCATTGCACTCTTGAGATTTGCGAGCTCCTTGCCAGGCCATTCCTTGGCGCACAGGTTACGAATTGCTTCGTTGATCACCTTTACGCTGGCCTTGCCGTCTTCCGTAGTTGGATCGATCAAGCCGTTGGTGCGATATTTCAGTTTTGCACCCTCAGTGTTCGAAGAAGCTGTCTTCGCGAAGCCCTTAAAGTAGCTGAGACGCACCATGACTTTGATGGTGCCCTTTTCTGCGTTGAATGATGGTTTGAATCCCATTTGAACAGTTTCCCTTTTTGCGTCAGACGATGAAACGACTGCTATTCAGTCGTCGAAATCTCCAAAATCCTCGTCGAGGTTTTCGAAGTCTGTGGTGACCAGAAGCGCTGGCCGCGCATCCTCGATCGAGACGATCGAAGGAGTGGGTTCGCCGCCGACAACAAAATCCCTGGGGAACTTCCCCTTACCAACGATTTTGTCCAGCATTGCGGGAGTTCTCAACTTTTTGATGATTATCTGGTCGTCTTTAAAGCCGTTCTTCTTCAACCAGGCTTCCGACTGTTCTTCATCCGCGTGCTTGCGGTTCGAACGCCGGCCGGCGACAATCTTTAGCCCGTATTTCTCACCGTCGCCGGTCCGCACGTCTGCAGCGACGGAAGCTTCCACGCGGGTGAGGAACTGACGGGCGAGAGACAAATGGTCATAAATGGCCTTTTTACGGGCTGTCGTGAGACCTTCCACGTCAGGAAAGGTGATCTCCACGCCGAAGTCCTCGTACTCGTCAAGATTTTCGAACTCGATACCGGAAAATTCTAGTGCCCACGCCTCATATTCAGGACAGGCACCTTCCACCTTCGCGGCAGGACACCAGGTGCAACCGTCCTTTGAGGGTATGCACGGAGCATTAGGATCAAACGTCAGCTTGGCCCGCTCACGGATCTCGGCAGCCTTCGCCCGCAGTTCCTTGATAGAGATGACCCACTCACCGCCGCCGCGTCCGTTTCTCGGTTGATCGATGATTATCCGGACGCGCTTGATATGAGGATGGGTATCTTTGATCTGCTCCCATAGCGCATCGAAGTAGATGATCTGCTGCGTGTTCCCGACAGCTTCAACCGGAATGCCTTTTCCGTATTTCAGATCGGACTGAACAGCCTCATCACCTTCGTCCGGACCGGGAATAACAGCGCAATCGAGTGTGCCCCTTTGGGGTTCACCGTGGTCGTTAAGACCGGTGATGTGCGTTATGTCGACACGGCTTTCGATGATCATCTTGCCGGGAAACTCGCGGATGCGATCGATCCCTGGCTGCAGGGCATCTGCCATGTCCTCGTCGCAGATATAGAGAACCCCGTTCACCTGCACTTCAGTACCGACAAAATCATGGGCATCCAAACCGACGCTCAGTGCCAGTTCTCGTATGAGATGAGCAGCGGTGCCTTCATCGGCAGCCGTGTTAATGCGCCCGTCATCCCTGTCCAGACCGAGCTTCTTGCAACGGTTCAATGCACCGGGACAGGTGGTCCACCGTTTGCTGTCAGATGGAGAATTTCGGGCGTGTCCTGCCAATGTCTCATCCTTGTGAGACCGTTTTGAAGGAAGTCGATTGGGATGGCCCGACTGAACGGCTAAACCAAACCCTATTCCCCACATGGAACCGGTGATGTGGCACTGGCCGACTTCCCTCAAAACGATCTCTTGTTATCGTGGATCATTTCAAAGGACGCTCAACGGCAGAGGTTGAACCGTTTCAGGGGAGACTGAACACCGGGGGGAAAGCGGTGGAGCGTCCTTTGAAATGATCCCGGCCCGAAGGCCGAGACCACTTTTTCGCCTTGGGAGGCTTGATCAGATTTCTTCGTCGTCAGAGCCGGCGTCGTCAGAACCAGGCACTGCGGTCAGGCGGCCCTTGCCGAAGCCAGTGTCCGTTTCCTTCTGCTTGGCAACCCAGTCAACGACACGCTGAAGGTCTTTCGCCGGAACGTCGGCCACCGTTGCGCCTTCCTTGCCGACGAGCTTCGCCAGAGCGCCCTTGATCTTGCTCTTACGTGCGGCGGTTTCCGGATCACCTTCAACGTTCGCGAATTCGCCGAGCCACGGTGCGACGATCTTCATCTTGACCGTTTCGGTGGTCAGCTTCGGCGCAGTGTCTTCTTCGCCGTCACCTTCGCCCTCGCCCGTGTCGGCGCCGGTCTCAGTTTTCGTATCTTCCTTCTTGGCGCGGGTGCGTTTCGGCTTTTCCTCGCCTTCGCCGGCCGACGCCGACTTGCCGCCCGCTGCCAGCACCGCATTCAGTTTTTCGGTATGGTCATTCTGCGCTTCGGTGAGCGCCACGACGGCGCTGGTGAGAGCTTCGATCTTCGCTTCGAGAGACATTTCTTTCCTTTCAGGGTGACATTGAATTGGTAAGATCGTGCGTTCGCCGCTTACGATGTATTATCAATTTCCACAAACAGTTGATTATGTCAACAAGTGATTGACTTCAAAATCAACAAAAAGTAGTTTCTATGGAAATCACATGTTCGAACAGGAAACGGGAATGACAGCCGAGACCAAACAGAAACGACGGAATTCCGGACCTTGCGGTCCTCTTTACGACCTTCTCGTGCAGAAGCTGCCAGATTACCACTTGATCTATGGCGGGCACATCCGCCTGGACATCTACAAGCTCTCCGAGGCAATCGGCGTGAGCCCGCAGCACATTTATCAGGTTCTGCCGAGCGGCGACAAACCTGCTGCGGCAAAGAACCTCTCTGTCCGTCTGGCACGCAAGCTCATCCAATGTTCCGAGGAACACACGACCATCGAGCCTCTGACTCTGCTCGATCTGGAACCCTTTCTTCCGTCCTGATTCGTCCGCAGTCCTCCCTGATTTCTCTCTAACTGCGGACTGTCAGAAATGTTGAAACTGAAACTCGCTGGCCGTCCATCAGACGGATACACCTTCTGCCGTCTGCGCGAAGGGTTGGGAGCCGTATATGCTCCATGAAATTGAACCATTTGCGCGAGCAGGTTTTGCGATCCACTGGCTGCACCCGAAATCCAAGCGGCCGATCGGCAACGATTGGGCTTCGAAGCCGGTAAAGACGTTGGACCAACTGCGCAACAGCTACGAGGCCGGCGTATCCGGCAAAAATGTCGGCGTGCGACTTGGAAAGTGGTCGAAGATCGGTTCTGATTTCCTTCTCGTCATCGATGTCGACATCCGCAAGCCGGAACTGGCGAAAGAAGCCTTCGCAGAACTGAAGCACCTGTTTCCTGAATACGCAACGTATCCATCCGTGATCTCGGGCTCAGGCGGCGCGAGCCGGCATTTCTACATCCTGACATCTCGTGAGTTCCCGTCGAAACAGTTAGCTCACTCTGCGCACCAATCCCTTGTTTGGGATGAGAAGCAGCAGAAGGACGTGAAAAAGTGGGATTGGGAGATCGAGCTTTTCGGCACCGGCAAACAAGTTGCCATGCCGCCATCGATCCACCCGATCACCGGGAAACCGTATATTTGGGAGCGCCCGTTCGACCTGGACGATCTCGATCTCGGCTTGGGCCCGTTCGTCGAGTCGGACTACGTTGCCTCGCTGATCGATTACGACGAGGAACGCGAGAACGCACCGGTCAATCCTGATGCCATTGAACCGCTCGGCCTGACACCGGACCAGGTTCGCGAGATGCTGTCGAAGATCCCGAATGAGGATTTCGACTACGAGGAATGGCTGAACGTCATGGCCTCTGTCCAGCATGAGGCGCAGGGACATCCTCTCTCGATCCGCAAGCAATTCTACGAGGTATTTCGCGAGTGGTCTGCGCGATCCTCCAAGCACGACGATGAAACGACCAAAGCCAAATACAAGAGTTTCAAGAACAGTCCGAATCGGAGACAGCGCACAATGCGCTCAATTCAGGCGCAGGTCCGCGAGATCGAGCTTGATGAGCAAATGGACGACCTTGGTGACGAGATTGATGATCTCGGGCCCGAGGAAGATGAGGAAGACGGTGAATTCGATGACGTGCTCGGCAGCGACCCCGACAAGCCGTCCAAACGAGAAATCAGATTGCGCAAGGCAGAGGTCGAGCACGCCTTCGGCATAGTCCCGAAGCGTATCCAGCGTCTGAATGAAAAGCACGCTGTCACGTTTTTGAGCGGCAAGTGCGTAATTATCACCGAAAATTCTGACGGGACAACATCTTACGGAACCCCCGGTGAGCTTCATAACTGGTACGAAAACGACCGTGTGGCCGGTGAGAAGTCCACTCAACCGGTGTCGAAAGCCTGGATGCAGCACAAGGGACGGCGGCAGTATCCGAACGGCGTTGTTTTTTCCCCTGGAAAGGAACGTGACGGCTACTTCAACCACTGGAAAGGGTTCGATGTGGAGCCTGATCCCAAGGGTTCCTGTAAAATGTGGCTGGATCACCTACGCGAGATCATCTGCTGCGGAAATGAAGAGCATTATCGGTACGCGCTCGGATGGTTTGCCCACATGGTTCAGAAGCCTTGGGAGAAACCTGGCGTTGCCATGGTCCTGCGCGGCAGAAAGCGCATTGGTAAGGACACGATCGCCGACTATTTCGGCGGTATCATCAAGCGATATCACGTCACGGTCGCCAATCAGGACCAGATGGTCGGCAAGTTCAACCAGCACCAAGAACGGTGCCTGATGCTCCATGTGCAGGAAGGTTTTTGGGCCGGCAACAAGCAGGCTGAAGGTTCCCTGAAGTACCTGATCACCTCGACATCGGTGATGATCGAACCGAAGACCGTGAATGCCTTTAAGGTGGACAGCTATCTTCGCCTTTTCATCTCGTCGAACGAAGATTGGGTCGTTCCTGCCACCGCAGATGAAGGGCGTTATTTCGTTCTGGATGTCTCCGACAAGCGGAAGGACGATCACAAGTATTTCGGCGCGATGAAGCGCGAGATGATGAACGGTGGTCTGGAAGCTCTGCTCCATTACCTGCAGAACTACGATCTCAGCAAGTTCGAAGTGCGCAAGGTGCCGGATACCAATGCGCTGGCCGACCAGAAAATCCAGGGTTTGAAGAACCTCGACAAGTGGTGGTTCTCGATGCTCGAATCAGGTGAGCCAGAGTTCGAGTTTCAGAACATCAAGGGCATAGTTGCTGACTGGAACACTGAGGCCATCGTCGTGGATCGAGACGACTTCCGCAATGTCTACTCTGCATGGATGCGGCACCAGCGCTATGACGGCAGCGAGCTTGTGAAGTTCATGATCGGCAAACGGCTCCGCGAGCTTTGCCCGCAGATCGAAGACAGGCGGCGCCGTGATGGTAGCAAGCAGATTTGGACATATGTCATTCCGAGTTTGCCGCAGTGCCGATTGGAGTTCAGCAAGTTTATGAATTCCGAGATCAAGTGGGAGAGCACTGACGCTCCTGAAATCGTTCTGGAAGAGGATTTCGACGATTTATAAATCAACAAACGGTTGATTATGTAAACTGCTTGGGGTATGGTCATCGCAGTCACAAAGGAGATTGCGATGACAGTTACTGGAAAAGATTTGATTGCGGCGGGTGCCGTGCCTGGAAAATGGTTTCCGGAAGCTCTACGCCTAATAAACGACGAAGGGCTGACGATCGGGCAAGCGCTCTCAAGGTGTGAACCCGCTCCCGCGCTCCCCCTGAGCCCCGCCCATTCGAAACCGATTTACGAGAACATCCGGTCCGAGAACGAAGCTGAAGCAGCGAATGTTTTGGCCGTTAAACTCACCATGAAAGAGGTGATGCGCACCCCGGTCACCATTGCAGGCTCGATCATGCCAGACGCTTGCCCTGCAGGTCCGCTCGGGACAATCCCTGTTGGGGGCATCGTATCTTCGACGGAAATTCACCCCGGCATGCACTCTGCCGATATCTGCTGCTCGATGGCGATCACCATCTTCGACGCCAACGCGGATCCGAAAGAACTTCTGGATGCCGTACAAGAGGTCACCCACTTCGGACCAGGCGGCCGTCCGTTTGGCAATCATGCACTGAAAGCGGGCGAGTTCCGAGGCATCACCGACAGCGACAATCCGTTTCTTCAGGAGGCGAAAAAGTTGGCATCGTCACATTTCGCCACTCAAGGTGACGGGAATCATTTTGCCTATGTTGGGCGAATGAAGTCGAACGGCAGGGTCGCATTGGTGACGCACCACGGATCTCGCGGTCCCGGCGCCATGCTCTACAAGGCCGGCATGAGGGTAGCTGAAAAGAACACCCGCAAAATCTCACCTGAAACCCTGAAACAGAATGGCTGGATCAAAGCTGACAGCCGCGAGGGAGAACTTTATTGGGACGCCCTGCAACAGGTACGCAGGTGGACCAAAGCCAGCCATTTCCAAATCCATGACGATGCTGCCCTACTCTATCGAATGAATGTCAGATCGACCGCCTTTCGCCCTCTGATCACCGAAGATAGATTTTGGAATGAGCACAATTTCGTCTTCAGGAAAAGCGATGGGTTGTTCTATCACGCGAAGGGCGCAACTCCTGCCTTTAAGGGATGGGCCGATGATGCCGGTGATCGCACAATCATTCCCCTGAACATGGGTGAGCCAATCCTGATTGTCCGCGGACGCGATGCGCCGCATTCCCTCGGGTTCTCACCTCACGGCGCCGGTCGAAACTTTTCCCGCACTCAACACAAGCGTCTCATGGAGGGGCGCACCGACGAGGAAATTTTCGCCGAAGAAACGGCTCATATCGATGCGCGCTTCTTCATGGGCATCACCGATATTTCAGAGTTGCCGAGCGCCTACAAAAACGCAGCGGCGGTTAGGGAGCAGATCAGTGAGTTCGGTCTGGCCGATATTGTCGATGAGGTAATCCCGTATGGCTGCATTATGGCCGGCGATTGGGAACGTGATGCGCCATGGAAGAAAGCCCGAAAAGGCGGTGAAGCATGAGTGCAGATTTCGTCACCGTTGAGCAGATCCGCGCCCAATTGGAGATCGCCCACGAACTGGCGAAATCCCATGTCGGCTTCGTCGTGATGCCGGTGCTGAACAAAGACGCCTACCGCGTGCATCTGCTGAAGCAGCAGGTCGCTTTGGAGGAAGTCGCGCAGGCCGCCGAGCGGGCGCAGGAAGGGGGTGGAGTATGATCGCCGTCTACGCAATTACATGGTTCGCCGGCTTGTTGATATCTGTCGCACTACTCCACCTCACATTCGGAAATGCGATGCTCGTTAGCATGTTTCCAGAGGGACAGCGGTGGTGGTTTTGGCCCTCTAGGATCGCAGCAATGCTTTTCTTCTCAGCAGTAGTTCACTTTCACCCATTTTCGGTAGGTGCGTAATGGTCGGCTATCATCTCAGCCCTCGGGCACAACGGGAAATGGAACGCAAATTCGCGATCGAACATCGCGCAATCGAACTGCTGACCATCATTGCCGGCGAATTCAAATCTGACCCTCAGTCTGTCGCGTGTTTCGATCTTCGCATCGTCGAGGAAGCCGTTGCCATCACAGACGAATATCCGAAATATAAGGGGCTGTTCTGATGGACACCGACAAAATCAAGCGCCTCGTCGCAGAGGCATTCTGTCGATACCGTGGCATCAATCCTAACACATTAGAACCTGGTGATGTCTACGGTGTTGACGGCTATATGCGCAACGGCGATCCCGCGCATTTCATTTGGCGGGAGTACACCGATCACCGCGCAGTGGATGAGTTGGTATATGCCTTAAAGCAAATGCTGTCTCCGAGGAAAGTCACTGGTGATGAACTGAAGGTAGCCTTGACGCCCCAACAAATCCGCCTGAGCTCCTTCCAGACCGATGTCCTGCAACACCTGTTTGAGGACGAGAAACGCGAATTCTATTCGTCGCTCAACAGCATCGCGGTCAACCTGCAGTGCGAAAAGAACAGGGTGCGGCTCGCCTGTCGAGCCCTCAAACGGAAGGGTCTCGCCAAGCAGGTGCCGTTTCATGACGATGAGGGTTTCATCCGCGGCTCGGGTTACGGGATCACGCCGGCCGGCGTTGCCTATGCTGAGAGGCAGGGGTGGAAGGGTGGTGATGAGTGATGGTCAATAACATCAAGTTCAAAGTCATTACGCCTGACAATACAGAGCATCTCGTCACATGCGGGTGGGCCACAATTTCTGAAAATGGGACGCTTAATTTTCGAAGCACTGTTGGGCGCAACGGCAGGGAAGACATTGTCAGGTCTTTTGCCCACGGTCATTGGGCGAATGTTGAGCGGCTGACGGAGGTGGTGTTGATATGAGCGATAACCAATTCATCATCAGTTGGGATGTCGCGATCAACGGTTCTGAGGCTTTCATCACCGAGATCGTCAATGGTGGGATCGGCGGCAGCGTTATGTTTGGCCCAATGCCCCGTGATGCCACCGGTCCTTTCATGGATGAGCGCAAGGAGTTCTTCGAGGATCTGGTGAAGCGCCAGCGGGAAAGGCTCGTGAACTTCCGTCCGCAGAAGTTGGGAGGTGCGTGATGACGCCCGCTGAAATTCGCAATCTCATCGCAACCATTCTGCTCGAACGTGGGCAGCCAATATCCACTCCGCAGATCGTTGAACTCCTGGCGTTCAAGCACGGTGTCCACATCACCAATACGTCCGCTGGCGCCAACCTTGGCTTCCTGCGCGCTGGCGGGATCGTGGACAGGCGCTCTGCCCCTAAGTGGGGCAAGCCTTACTGGAAAAAGGGGAGTTGGCGCTTCTCATCTGAAAACTGGTGGTATCACGTTCACAGCGTTACGAAGCAAGATGCGATCTCGTTTACCAGAAAGATCCGCATTGAAGTTGAAATGAAGGCTCGTGAAAACCAGCGTTCAAAAGGTCGTCCGGTTAGCAAACCAATTCCACCGCGGTCGGACGATATGCGTCAGATGGTCGATGACATCAGGGGGTGCCTGTGATGAAAACGATCTACGAGTTTTTCGCAGAACACGGTTGCACCGATTATGAGAAAGCCTGGTTGATCGAACGTCTCGCCGAAATGCGTTATGTGAAAACCATAGAAATGTTGAAGCGCGTTCTGCGCTAACCACCAGAAATAACGCTTTGACAATGGCCCGCCTTGTGCGGGCTTTTGCTTTTTCAGGTGGTGTCGGAATTACCGATCCCATCTTCCCGCGGTCTCATGACCTGCTTACTGCGCTCCCAATATTCCTCGACCTTCTGCGTGGCGATCCTAGCCGTATCTACCCACCCTGTGTTGGGCGTGGGTGGTGCGCCAGTGTATTTGCGGGAATACCAGCCGGCCCACTGCCATTTGCCCTTGGTAGGGCCCTGTAGTTCTTTCCTGATGCGTCCGATCGGTTCTCCGTCGTCATACCCCATCCAATCGAAATCGGTCGGCGGATCTTGGTTATCGATCTGCGTGCGTTTCCACGGGAATTTGGGCTCGTAACGGTGTGTCATTAGGTCTTCCGACCGGCGTCATACTTAGCCAAGAACATCAGCAAAACGATCGGTGTGCCCTGCAGGGTGGTAGACCCACTTCTGAACCCCATCAACCCTCTCCCGAATTCCGGATTTGACCCACCCACAATAGGAGATCAAAATGATGGACATTCTCACTGATACGCGCCGATCATAGTCCCGCAAGCTCTTACCAAGTGCCGCGCACCAGACCTGCTCCACATAAACGGATTCTCTGCCAGCGAGCCATACCCTTATCTTCTCAATTTGCGCAGCAAGTTCGCTTGTCATTGTCAATTGCTTCATGGCGCTCTCCTGTTCAATGTGAGACAGCATAATCGTCATCACCTAACATGACAACCGTTTGTTGATCTTTGGTTTCGATTGAAAATTTCTCCTTATCTCACTTGGGGTTCCTTATCTCACTCCTTGTCTCAGATAATATGTTGGATTCATTGCAAAAAACCGAGGTGAGATAAGGAAGACAAGCGAGATAAGGAGTTTTTTGCTCAGAAAAACGAAGTGATTTTTCGCACACTTTCGCCCGGATGCTGCCACGGTGGGAGGGGAAATTTCTTGTAGCCATACACGGAAAACTCCTTATCTCATTTATCTTCCTTGTCTCACCCTAATAATAATAAATAGAATCAATAAGTTAAGTGAGACAAGGATGAGATAAGGAAGGCCAAGTGAGATAAGGAGATTTCCAAAATCCGGTGTTTTCGCCGAAAAACCGCACTTTCGTAACGCTTTGAACCCTTCAGGCCAATTTCAGGGCAAAAATTTTTCCAAAAACTGGCGCGAACCGGGGTCTCGGCGCCCCCGCAATCCCGTTTTTCGATCGAGAGGGACCCGTAGCGCCTTGATATTACAAGCAATAACGCGATGATAACGCAATGCGGCAAGCCCACGCTAACGCACTGTGAAGCTAACGCACTGTGAACCTCATACGTTACGATAATTAGGGTTGCGCACGCACAGTGCAAAAACGTAACGCATGGACAATTACGGTTGCGCACGCTCGTACCACCACATAGCGTTGCTATATCCACATATGGTTGACTATCTAACGCAATGCGATTATGAGAATGGATATAAACAACGGATTAGGTGCATGGGTCGCAAGCCGGGAAACAGAGCTAAAGCAATAGCCAAGGGCTTGCCCACATACACGGGTGGCGCATGCCGTGAGTGCGGTCACCACATGAGACGGACGGCAGATAAGCACTGCATGCATTGCCTTGAATTGGACGACGGACGCACCAACACGCAAGCCGCTAGAACGTGGCCTCACTACAAGGCACGGCGTGCCGCCTATGAGCGTATTCGTCGAGCTATGCGGAAAGTCCGTAATGCGCCCTTGTCGATCTATCTGAGATCGTTCCAGGCCATAGAGATCAATCAACCACGAAAGGACAAAACCATGGTTGCAGCATGCCTACACAAGGCCACGGCTAAGAAGGCTGGCCGCAAGACCTATGAAGCGCCATACGCCTGCAGTGAGTGCGACACAATGCGCAGATACACGCACAGCGGCAATTGCGTTGAATGCGCCCGTCGAGCGGCAAGCGAGTATCGCAAGACTCCTGCAGCGCAAGAGGCAAACCGTGAACGGCAAGCCCGTTTCAGGGCGCGTCAACTGGCAAAGAAAATCGGCCTCCTGGATGACATTTAACGTGATTTAATAATCAACAAACGGTTGACTAATGCGTAACGCTGTGAGATAACAGACTCATCGAAACGGAGACCACGGCAATGACAGAGACACTTATTGAAACCGCCCGCGCAATCCTTGTCACGGTCTTCTTTATTGTCGTTATGCCCGCGCTGGCCTTCGGTGGCTTCGGCCTCATGATGCACGGCGTCAACATTGCATCCGATGCGGTTTGCATGGCCGGTCTCTTTGGAATGCCTATCGGCTGGATTGCTCTTTATTTCAGCTTGAAGTCTGACGCCATCCTTTAAGGAACACGCAAATGAACCTCGAAACCGCCGCACTCATTGCCCGCATGCAAGCCCGCCCTAACACGTTGCGCGTTCTGACAACGTTCGCCAATGGCGCCACGCGTCACCATGACGTTGCCACCATGGGGCAGGCTGAAAACTACGCCACGGGCGAACGTCGCAAGATTGGCCGCAATCTCGTTAACAGGGAAACAGGCGCAAGCGTGCGCGTGGTCTCCGTCGACATTCTGCCGCTCTAATAATCAACCTTTTAGGGATTATCACCATGACAAACTACAAACCCCGCAAATGCTCTAAGCGCTGGCTTGACGGCGACTGCCCTGCAGGCATTCTCGCCATTCTTGATAACAAAGGGCAGTCTGCCGACCGATATACGGTTATCTACGCTGAGCCTATCAGCGGCACGACTTTCGCCAATATGTGGCTAGGATATCGTGCCATGTCTGAAAACCCGTTCCACCCGCAAGGCGTGGGCATGTACGGCGAGTTTCGGGCTTACGAATGCGCCGCATATCGGTATCGCTGCAAGCATCAATACGCCACATGGTCCAGCCTGCCGGAAAAGGTGAAGGAATGTGTGCGTCAAGACCTTGCCGAAACAATCGCGGCCTAATAATCAACCTTTTGTGGAGTCTATCGTCATGACGCATATCAGTCCTGAAATTCGCGACCATATCACGGGCACGGCACGCGGGTTTGCCGCCCTTGGATTGCTTGCCGGTATCGGCATGGCGGCAATGCTGCCGGTCGTTCTGCCGCTTGAACGTGACCGCACATATGACCTTGTGCAAGTGTCCCCAGAAGGCGAGTCCGATATCGTCGATTATAATCTGAGCGCTACCGATTGCGGGTTTATGAAAGACCGCCTGCAGCGTGTCGGTTATGACGTGCTGTGCGAACGCACGCGCTAACAATCAACCATTTGGGGATTAAGCCAATGTTCAATGAGATCGTTCTGCATAACTTCGCCGCACCTCTTGCCAGCCGCAAGCGCACCTTTACCGCACCTCTTGCCAGCCGCAAGCGCACCTTTACCGGTCCATACCGCTGGAAACCGTCCGTAAAGGCCGAAGGGCGCGGATTCTATTGCCAGCATGACACACGGGAAATCCGTTGTGCTGATCATGGCGCGGGCTTTGACTTGCGCCTGGAAAGCGCCAATGAGCATTTGCCAAGCTATTCGCGCTTGCGGCACATTGACGGCTATTTCTGCGACAATGACGGTTGCGGAGACACCCTGCAGCCAATTATTGCCCGCTTGCCACGGGGTCGCGGTTTCCTTGCCGGTTGGACCATGGGCGCGGGTATGTGTGCCTCAATCGATTTCACGATCTATGATGAGGCTGCCGACGCGGCGCGGGCTGCCCACGACATGGCGGAGTCCGACGCTGAGAAAAGCAGGGAACAAGACGCGGCTGATATGGCCGAATATGACGAGTACGAAATAGGCGGCTAATCGTCACTCAATAATCAACAAACGGTTGACTACCACGTAACGCTGTGAGATAACCGGAACAACGAAACAAGAGCGCAACGCGCTGTCATACTGAGGAGTCAAGGGAATGCAGACTGTAACGAAATTCCGCCCCGAGACGGACCGCCGCAATATCGAAAGCTATCGCAAGGAACGCTCTTTCTACAAGGCGATATCGCTAATTGACCTGGATAAGGGACAAGAGGTTGCCAGCGTCCGGTTTTATGGTCCCGCGTCTACCGTCTATTGCGTGGCGTGGCTTTTCGTCGATGGATACGCCGACAATCTCACAAGCGCACGCGGATATGGTAAGGCTAGCGGCGGCGGATATCACAAGGAAAGCGCCGCCATGTCTGAGGCACTGCAGGCGGCTGGCGTCCGATTGGCAGAACCAATTGAAGGGCGCGGCGATGGCGTCATGCGGGAAGCCCTGCAGGCATTGGCCGCACATTTGGGGATTGCCCGCCCTTACATCCACCATGCCCACGCCTAACAAATCAACCTTTTGGGGATTAATCACTATGACAAGCACTCTTGAAGCAATGCACGCCGATAGACCCGTTTCCGGTCACAGCGCTGAATGGCAGTTTTTCCGCTCCTATGTCGGCACGGCGCTATGGTCTAGCAATGACGAGTCGGACGAAAGCGGCGGCGAACCGCTAGACGCAAATTTCGATATTAGCGATCTGGCCCCCGCCACGCTCGAATCCATGCTTGCCGATTGCGCCCGTTTCTATGACGCAAACAAAGAGTATATCCATTGCGACGGCGCGCCGCTTTCCCGCGATTTTGAAGGCTCAATCGCAGCACGGGAAGCCGCCATGGCAGGCCACGATTTTTGGCTAACCCGTTGCGGCCATGGTGCGGGCTTTTGGGATGGTGATTGGCCGGAACCGGCTGCAAGCGCGCTCACTGAGGCAAGCAAGGAATTCGGCAATGTGGATTTGTGTGTCGGCGATGACGGGCAGATTTACGCCTGAATAGGCAACCAAAAGGGGATTTATCAACATGCGAAAATATATGATAAAGCGTTTTGCGGTGTGCGTGCATTCCTACTCGCTGGAAAGCGGGCAAGTTGGTGCCGACGAACGGCAGGAATACGTTTCAGAGCACAAGAGCCTTGCCGCCGCGTGCCGTCGCCTAGGATCCCTTATCAGCGGCAAGCGGCAGCGCGTCGGACGCGTAACAAGGCGCGGTGCCAAACTCAGAATATGGGATGACAAAACGGCCGAATGGCTGTCGCTCAATGCGGCACGCGCAAGGCTGACCATGTGACGTTTGGTTAGGCGCGTTCCACGGCGCGCCCTTCCTAACTTCACACGGGAGTCAGTGATATGGCCTTGCCATGGTCGGATATGAAAATTGCCTTTCCTTGCAGCAATTCGGAACGCCTTTGGCGCGCCGTAGAAAATGGGAAATGCGCCTTTCCGTCGAATTGGGAATTGGTTGAAACCGATTGTTCGGGCGCCCGTTGCGTTGCGATATTCCGAGTCCGCTTGACAGGTGAATCGCTTGTTATCCAAGGCCGGGAAGTTGCGGCACAAATTAGACGTTGGGGGCGATAATGACCCACGCCATGCTCAACACGAAAACCGGAATCCCGCTCAATAAGGCGAACCGGCACGGCCTCATTACCGGCCAGACTGGCACGGGCAAAACAGTATCGCTGCAACGCCTCACTGAGCAATTCAGCAAGGCGGGCGTTCCGGTTTTTGTCTCTGACGTGAAAGGCGACATTGCCGCTCTTTCGAGATCCTGCCCTACTCAGTTTCTTGACGTTTTCGGGCAAACCGGCAAGCCGCTAACTGTCTCAATCGCTTCTATGGGTGCGGAGCTCATGAGCCGCGCCCTGGAATTGACGGACACTCAATCGGGCGTACTCGAAATAGCGTTTGCCTATGCCCACGATAGCGGCGCACCACTGGCGACGATTGCCGACATGCGCAATCTGCTAAGCGCCATGGCCGAAGATTCGGACTATGTAAATCGGCAATACGGGCAAGTCAGTAAAGCATCGATCGCGGTTATCATGCGCGGCCTTTTGCGTATCGAGCAACAAGGCGGCAACCGGTTTTTCGGCAATGCACAATTCGACGTGGCGCGCCTCTTGCCTGAAGCATCCTCCGATTTAAGCACGTCACCATTTGAGGGCCAATTCGTTGCGCCTGTTTCCATTCTGCAGGCCGAACGCCTCATTAACTCGCCACGGGTTTATGCTGCCTTCCTGCTATGGCTCCTAACTGAGCTATGGGACCGCCTGCCGGAAATTGGCGATATGGATAAGCCGCGACTCGTCATGTTTTTTGATGAAGCGCACTTACTTTTCAGTGAGATTAACCCCGCCCTGTTACGGCGTATCGAGCAAACCGTGCGTCTTATCCGCTCCAAGGGCGTGGGCGTCTATTTCGTCACGCAATCCCCTGATGACGTGCCACACGCAATTCGTGAACAACTGGCGTTCCAGGTGGTGCATGATCGCGCCTATCGTATCGGGCAAGCACACGTTTCCGGCCTCACACAAGACGGCAGGCCGGTTAATCATGGCCTGGTTCAAATCGACTTGCCGGAATGCCCGCTAGGCGCGTTGACGGACGACGAGAAACCCGCCGCGCCGGTCACGGTTGAACCCATGGCGGAAAAACCGCAATGGGCGCGCATGGGCAAGCCTGAGATTGCGCTATTGCTGGCGATCCTGATAGCAGGCGGCTTTGTGTCCTATGGGCTTGTGTGGGCATGGGCGGCCGGTACAATCGGCAAGCTTGCAGCAATTGGCTTTGCCGTGGCAGTCGCTGGCGTTTTGAGAGGGTAAGGGAAATGACAAAAACTGTTTCGGAAAAACTGGCAATAGCGATGCAAGCGCTTATGGATATATCGGCTATCGGCAAGATGGATGCTGTCAGCATTCACGATATGCAGGTGCAACGATATTCAAAGAAAGCTGTTGATTTGGCTGATAAGGCAATCCATGCGCTAGGGGAGTCACTTGACGATATCTAACGCCAATCACCTGCAGCACAATGGCCCGCCTTAGAGCGGGCTTTTTGTTGTCCGGTCTATCGCTGCAATGCTGTCAACCGCCGCACAGCTGTATCGTTCTCTACACACGCTTGCGCCATTTCAAAATCCCCTGGATGAGCGGCACGGCACGCCGTATGTGCTCGATACTCTTTTGCGAACAATCCATTTTTGTTGAGATGCTTATAGCGAACCTGATTTGAAACGTAACGTCGCACCACGGGCGTTTGCGTTTCTTCACAGTAGGCAATCATCGATGGATCGCCACGCCATTGGGACATGCAGTGTGCCCGCATTGCCGCCATAGCCACCTGCCGTTGTTGGTAGTCCTCAGAAAGTTGCGCCCGCAATTTAGGATCGCTGATAGATCCCGAAATATCCTTGTCAGTCGTGCCCGATTGGCAACCGGCCAAAAGCCCGACCGCGACCATCATCAGAATTCGGTTCATGAACACCCCTCGCCAAAATTGCAATCGATGTTATCTGAACCATTGCCGGCCGGCGAGCCAGAAATTTCTTCACGACTTCATAGATTCAAAATCATCCGCGGACCTGAAATTTCGAAAATAAATTCTGGCTACGAAACTTCCAAACGAAAACCCCGCACCGGGGAGTCAAGATCCGGTACGGGGTGAACAACGAGATATCCAGACGGCGGGTTACCTTCCGAGACAGGACCACCATACCAAAAACTCGATCAGACGCAACAACTGTTTGTGGATTTTGGATTGACTTTATCAACAAAATGTTGATTATCGGGTCAACGGTGAAACAAACGGCTGAGGAGTCGGTAATGAGCGAGTTGGGAATTTACGAGGGTTGCTATGTCGAGCTTAGGAACGGGGACGTGGTTGGTCCGCTGAACCAAGATCTCCCGTACTTCCGGAGAATCTGGAAACTCCAAGGCCAAAAGCGCTGGTGGAATTCGGACGGAACGCCTCACGGCACCGTAGACGAAGGCGTCAACATCATCCGCGTGATGCAGAAAGACTCAATCAAGTTGACCATGTCCAAGACCTATGGCGACTTCTCCAAACTCGGCAAAGCCGCCATCCCGCCCCACGTCACCAAGGCTGCCATGGTCGCCGGCATCAAGGCCGACCCTGCCTACGAGGAGTTCGTCAATGCGATCCTGACGGCCGCCTTCAAGGCGCAGTATGAGATCGAGTTCGTGCCGGTGGCTGAACAGGCGCCGATCGCTGTAACCGACGAATTGCTCGAACAGATGGCCAGCGTTTTCGGCGATAAGGGTTTTTACGAATGGAGCGATACGGCGCAGCAGAAACTTCGCGGAGCGGCGGAGTGCGCAGTGACATTCTTCGGCGGGAAACAGGTTCCCAAAAACGAATCTGAAAATAGGATTCCGGATTCCGAGAAACCCAAAGGGGGTCTGAGCGACTTCACACCGTTCTACGAACCAGGTTTGGCGGAAAAAGTCACCGACACCGCCCGTGAAGTTTTAAGATCGTTGTTGCCACTCGAAGGCGTGACCATCTGCTTCACCGGCAGCATGAAGATCCCTGTCGACAGCCACAAAGGTATCGCTGAATCTCTCGGCGCCAAGGTTTCAGGCAGCGTTCATTCGAACACCACGCTGGTCGTCTTCGGAATTGGCGCCCAATCGAAACTCGACAAGGCCACTGAACACGATTTGCCGCGCATGAGCGAGAGCGGGTGGCTGTGGATTGCCGCCCTGCTCGGATACGGTAAGTCGGAACATGTGAGCCCATATGGGAAATTCAGCAAAGGTGGATCGAGCTCGACAATACCCGGAATAACCCTCAGAAGTTACATTGCCTGTGCGCTCGACGATTGGGCGAACAACCACAGCAAAATGCCTCGTGTCGAATATCTGGCAAGGGTCATGGAAAGTCTTATCTCTCGATATCTTAACCCCACAAATGAATCTGAAAATAGGATTCCCGATTCCGAAAAAGCCAAAGGGGGTCTAAGCGCCATCCCCGTCATACCGACGCTCCGCGAGATCCACGATCAGGTTCTGGCCGAAGTGACGGACTGGCGCGCCAAGTATGGCCGTGAATCAATGCCGTCCACATACGCCATTGCACAAGCCTTTCACAGGATGCTCACGCCAACGGTTTCCGAAGAAACAAAAAATCCGTTCGACGCGCTCAAAACCATGGAATACAAATCAACAAAAGAGTGACTTTCATGTCGAGATTGTGCCCGCATTGCCAGAGACCGCTGAGTTCGAGCCTTCCGATGGACGTGATCAACGAGCTCGATGCACTAGAATTGCAGCGAAAGCAGCGGGCGGTTCTTGACGCATTGGTCTCGTCATATCCCCGCTTTGTCACGGCGGCCGATCTGGAACAGTGGTTGTGGGAAGATGTCGGTGAGGCTGTCCCGCAGAGCTCCACCGCCATCTCAACCCACGTCTCGAAACTGAGGAAGAACCTTCGCAAGCTTGGCTTCGGGATCGAGACAAAACGGTTCTTCGGCAATCGGCTGACCTTAAAATCAACAAACGGTGGACAGCAATATGCTTCCCGATGAGATCGTCAAAGCCAGGGAACTCGACGAGGTGCCAGCCGGCTATCGTGGTCTCGGGCAATGCCTTCACGAGACGCATCGAGCTTACCTTTTTCAGTATTACGGCCACGAGGTCTGGATTCCGAAAAAGGTGCTCGTGAAGGCGGAAGGTGGGTTTTGGGCGCCAGCGTGGTCGATCGAGAGCAGCAAGAAACATCAATCAGGATCAATGGTGGACTATGACAAACAGAGACGAAATTCCAGAAGACGTGATTGAAGCCGCCCGCGTGCTGAATATGCGTCTGCACAGCGCAACAGAGCTTGGCCAGAAAACGCAATGGATCGCTGAAGCCTTGATGGAAGCACGCAAAGCCGCCCTGTGCGCTGCGGAGCAGGTGAAGCCCTACGGCTATGTCTACGAAAGCACAGTGAGGTATTGCGATGGGCGGGGGACACATCGCAAAGTGGACTTCTCCTGCACCAAAAAGAACATTTCCGACGATGATATCGAAGAATTCGAAATCTCGGAAACCGCCCTTTACGACCGCCCGCAGCAACCCACGCCATCCGTCGCCGTGAAGGCAATAAGCGAAGAGTGGTTTAACCCTGCGAACGCTGTATTCCGTAAACCTATGGCCGATGACGCCCTCTCCGCAAAGGTGCAGGACGTGGCGGTCGCAGAGATCGTCTCGAAACACGGCGACCCGGAAGCTTTTGGAGAACGCGAATTGGTCGCGCTGGTTGATATCCAGAAGTTTCCGTACCGCACCAAGCTTTATGCGGCGGCCGCAGCACCCTCAAAGCAGGAAACACCTAGTGAGTGAATTCCAGCGGCGCCGACGCCGGATGAATGCAGTCTACCGAAAAGGAATCTACGAGGGTTATCAGCTTGCCCTCGTAGCCGCAGAGCGTGAAGCCCGCATGTGCGCTCTGTCGTGGGATGGTACTGCCGCCATCAGTGCCGGCGTGGTCGCAGATCAGATCGCGAAACTGGAAGTGTCTGAAGATGCTGTGGACCAAAAGGTTATGCAACGAGAGGATTCAGACACCTAGTCTCTTGCCAGTTTCCCGAGGATCCAGTTGTTGTTCCCCTTGTTGCCGCACTTCATGCAGCGAAGCTTCGGCCGCAACTGGTTCAGGAAGACATTGGTGCCAAAGCGCCGGATCAGCTGGTGGCGGTCCAACCACCCCTCCCGTTCACATCGAGAGCATCTGCCACCGAAAACATACCACTCCGGATACGCATTCAGCGTCGGATACAGGTCGCGGCTAACCGTCCCTTCGTAAATCACGCGAAAGGAATCCGGAACGAGATTTATGCCGCGACGGTGGTTCATGTTCTTATTTTGTTCGCATGAGCGAGCGAGAGTCAAGAGGTGTCGAACCATCTTGACAATATCAACAAAAAGTTGATTATCTGGTTAACGCAAAAACAGGAACAGAAGATGACCAAGGGTCAGCGAGTCCAATGGAATGAAGGAAACATAGCCACGGCCAGTAAGCTGTGGGCAGGCGGGAAGTCCATAACCGACCTGGCAACGTATTTCCATGTCAGCCGCAGCACAGTCTCCGGAATGATCATGCGCAACCGGGACAAGTTTGATAACCGCTCAAGATCGAGACACCCTCGTATCAAGTGGAGCGAGGAACAGATCGAACGGGCTTCCGCGCTCTGGAAAGAAGGTCTGTCGGTCAGAGAGATCGCCGAAGACCTGGGTGTTCCCGTCACCACGGCGAACTCGGTTGTCTATCGTAATCACAAAGACCGTTTCCCGGCCAGATCGATTACGCGCAAGCCTCCTAAACCTGTGGGAGCGCCTTCCGTTGCGACAGCGTTCATCAATACCCAGGCGTCCGACCGTTACGACTTGACGCGCTACCAGATCGAGGGCACCGAACCGGTCTCGTTTTGGAAGCTATCAGGTAGCCAGTGTCACTTCCCGCTCGAACGTTTTGAGGCTGTGAGCGGACCCGAGACGCCGTGTTGCGGCCAGCGCTCGGAAGACGGCGCCGCCTATTGCAGCACTCACCGGAAGCTCATGCACGAGGTGCGGGTGCGATGACCCAACCGTTCAGTCTTGTGGAGTATATGCGCGATATGACCGAACAGGTCGGAAGATGCATGGGGATCAGCTACGATATGCTTTCCAGTGAAATCGAGCGATCGACAGCCAGTGCTACTTTCATCTGTCGGGAGCAACAGCGTGCGAGGGTTTTCAGCCAACGGCGGGAGATACAGCCGGTGATCCATAGGATTTTCGGCAACTATCTCGACGAAATGGCCTCTCCGCGGCAGCCTCATACAGGCGACATGCAGACAATGCTCGATGACATCGATCGAGTTGAATCCTTGCCAGCGATCCGGACGGCAGAAATCATTGGGAAGGCGAAACGCCGTATCGCCAAAACCTTTCAGGATGATTTTGATCGCATGCTATTGGGGGCTTTCCGATGAACCTCCCGATCACAAGCGGTAGAGAGCGCCTGCCATTGGAAATGCAAGCCTACTACGTGTGGTGCGGCGCCAGTTCGGGCCGGAACTACGCTCGGTCGGACGACCCTGACACCAGACTAAGGGCATACGCTCGACTGGAACACCTTGCTCGCGTTGAGAGCGAGAAGTTCCCTTCACTCACACGGGTGGCGCAAGATGCTGCCCGCGATATCAACCGTTTGTTGTCGATGCATGAGAGAGGTATCGGATGAAGATCACCTACGAAGATCGGGGCAGTAACGTGTTCACCAACGTCTCCTACGCCGACGAAAATGGTGTGCCCATGTACAGCCGGTTCGGAGAATACATGACCAAGGGTCAGGTGGAAAATTACCTGACATGGGCTCGAAAGAACGATCGGAATGCCAAATGATCGCCTGGATCGTCAAACTGCTCACCGGCTCCGTGGTCGATCGGCTGACCGGTCTCTACGAAAAGAAGCTGCAGGCCGATGGCGCCGCGCAGAAGCTGGCCGCCGAATTCGCCGTCAAGCAGATCGAAGCCGATCTCGAAGTGCGGCAGAACGCCAAGGAAATCCGACTGGCGACCGCAGGGTTTTGGGAAATGCGCACCATCACGTTCCTCATCGCCCTCCCCTTCGTCATCCATCTGTGGGCGGTCGGACTTGATACGATCTTCATGTTCGGCTGGCGGATTCCGGCTTACCCAAAACCTTTCGATGAATGGCAGGGTGTTATCCTGCTTTCGTTCTTCGGTGTGCAGGTGGCCGGCAAGGCGATGGACACGCTGGCTTTCATATTCCGCGGCAAAAAATAACCATTGACCGCATTTTAATAATCAACTATTTGTTGATTTAACCAATCAAACCCTGACCTGAAAGGAAATACAAAATGAGCATTTTCGACAAACTCGCGGGTGGCGATTTCGTCAGCACTTTCCGCTTCGGCGCACCACTTGGTGATGCTGCCTCTATCGACCGCCGCCTTACCACCATCGCGCAGATCACACGCGGCAAAGGCTTCCGGCTTTACCCCGGTAAACCGGTTCGCACTGTCGGCGGCAAGACGCGGTCCGAGCGTAAGGGAAAACGGACCGAGCGCGCAAACGCAGCGACCGCCACCTACCACGCCAATCTGCATAAGGCTCGCGATCTCGGTCTGATCGGCATCGCCTACGTTTCGCCTGATCGCGTGGCAAAGCTTCTTTCCGAACATGCAGGTGTTCCCGCGAAGGTCAAAAAGCCTCGCGCCAAGAAGGTTACGGCAGGTGTCGACGTCGTTTCCGCTTAACTAGCAAATCAACCATTTGTGGATACCCTGATCATGAATCGCAAAACTCTGACCATCGTCGCAATCGCATCGTCGGTTTTCCTCGCGGCCTGCGAGCCCGCCAAGCCGACATCCACGCAGATCAACGCCAAAAGCGTGGAAGCCAACCAGCAGCGGCTCATGACCGCTATTCCCGCGCCAGTGCTCGACACCTCACTCGAACGCCAGAATCTCGTCGAGCGTCTGAAGCGTATCAACCAACAGAACATGAGCGGCTACATCTATCTGCTCAGCTATGGTCGCGTAGTCGCCTCTTACCCGATCCGCGGGAAGGTAACCTCCCTCAATGCTTATCTCATGGCCGGCGAAGCGCCGCAGAACGATCCTGTCGGTACGTTGGACGGCCGCCAGTCGCTCATGATCGAGCAGCCGGATTACGACGGGGCTTACGGCAAGAACGCCGATGGCATTTTCTTTTTCACGGCTGACTCCAACGCCTACGTCGAATGGGCAGGACAATACCTGTTCAGCGATCAGCCGCTCCGTCTCAACCAGGAACCCCTGATGGTTCGCAGCGTCGACAAGTAGGCGCCAGTAGAAAGGAAAGTTCCATGTCTTGGGAAGAACGTTTTGAGAAGAAACCGCGCCGAACCGCCTTCAATGTCGGCGCCTCCATCATCTTGGTGTGCACCGCGCTCGGTCTCGTGGGTATGGTTGCGTCCATTTTGACCGCTCCCGCACGATCGGTAACCGGGATCGTCAATCGCACGCTCGATTCCGATAACGTGATAGCTAATTACGAGTGGTTCAAGCGTCAGAAGCAGGACGTGAAGGCGATCGATGTCAGGCTCGAAGCATCCCGCAATGCGGTGAAGTCTTTCGAAACAAGCGCTGGTCCGCGCACAGCATGGACGTTCGAAGACAAGCAGGAATCTAGCCGACTGAACAGCATCGTCCTCGGTTTAGAAGGCCAGCGCGCCTCCATGGTGGCCGAATACAACGCTCGAACGCAGATGATGAACCGTGATCTCTTCCGCACCAGCGATCTCCCCGCAGAACTTCGTTGACGGCTTCGGTCACCGGCAGGTCAGAGATGCCGGATTCCCAACCCGCCACCAAGGAACCCTGACCATGGATGAGCAACGCATTCAGATGATCATCGACAATAGCTTCAAAAACTTCCACGCGAAGGGACTGGACTATATCTGCCTGAAACGAACGCCGGAGCACACACGGAAGGCGTACTTCCTGAACGGTGATGTGACGAAGCTACCCGACGTGGTTAACCCGCACGATCATCGCTACCACTTCGATACGACCGTTATTTGTGGGACGATGTCGAACTCCCGATACCTTGAGAGTGACAATGGTGTTCTCTACCAACAATTCGAATGGCGCACGCCTCTAAACGGTGGTGACGGCTTCACTTGGGTCAAGGAAGCACGACTCGAAGAAATCACTCGTGCCACTCACATGTCAGGTCAAAAATACCGCATGATGGCCGACGAATTTCACACCATCCGCATGCACTCGGATCAGGTGATCATCATCCTCGATCAGTATGAAGACGTGGTGGCTGTTGATCAGCCCACGCTCACTTTCATGCAATCCGATAAGGCGCCAGACCTCAACGGCCTGTACGAGCGCTTCACTGCGGACGATGTCTTCGATCGCCTGGCCGTTCTTCGCGATTTCGGTATCGAGTAAAATCAACCATTTGTAGAGAAAGCCCTGACCATGATCTCCCACATCCGAGAAATGCAGAAACGCATCCATACCCTGAACCACCGCTGGTGGCACGACGAGGCCGGCAATCGGCTCGATCGCAACAAGGGTGAGCTCATTTGTCTGTTTCATTCTGAGGTGTCCGAAGCCACCGAAGGCGCCCTCACCAACGCCATGGACGACAAGCTTCCGCATCGCCGGATGGACGAAGTGGAGATGGCTGACACCTACATCCGCGTTCTGGATTACGCGGAAGGGTTTGGGCACGATCTGGAATCGGCCGAGATTACGGTATTTCCGGGCTGCCGCGGCTATTTCTACAATAGCTCCGATGAAGGCAAGCTCTCGCAGCACGCAATCATCCACATGCATCTCAGCAAGGCGATGGAGTGCGAGCGGAAGGGTAACACCGCTGATGTCGCTAGATGGCTCAATGGCGCACTTCATCTCATTGAGCAGTATTGCACCATTCACCGTCACGACCTGTTCGTCGCCATCGGCGAAAAGCTTGTATTCAACCAGCAGCGCCAGGACCACACCTATGAAGCCCGTGCGCAGACCAACGGCAAGAAGTGGTGACGGTGATGGAGACCGCAGATTTCAAAATGGTCAGTGGGACCGGCGACTGGATCCAGACTTTCAGCGGCAGACAGTTCTGGCCGCTCGATCCAAAGCCCGAACACGTCCATATCGTCGATGTAGCGCATGCGCTCTCACATCTCTGCCGGTATGCAGGCCACTGCACGAAGTTTTATAGCGTGGCCGAGCATTCTCTTTTGCTCACGTGGGCTCTCAGACGTGATGGCTACTCCGACGATGTGCAAAGGTGGGCACTAATGCACGACGCGCCGGAAGCCTACGTTGTCGATATGCCGCGTCCTATCAAGCGCAGGATGAGGGAATACAAAGCGATCGAAAACATGGTGGAAACCGCCGTGGCAGTGCGGTTCGGCCTACCCTTGGTCATTCCAGATATCGTTCATGAATACGATTCTCGCATCTGCAACGACGAGCGGAGATACATGATGAACCCATGTGTTGTTGATTGGGGTGACATGGGAGCGCCATTGGACGTGCGGCCGTTTTTCTTCGATTCAAAATCGGTCAAAACGCACTTCCTCACTGAGTTCGACATCCTCTTTCCGTCTGTAAAATCCACTTTTTGTTGAAGGATTAACCCTGATGAATAACGTCGACAACCAATACATCGACACGCTGCGAAATCTATTGGTCAATGGTGTCTATCGTGAAGGCCGGAATGGCGGCACTTACGGTCTGTTCGGTCACCAGATGCGCTTCAATCTGGCTGATGGCTTTCCGCTGCTGACCACGAAGAAGGTTCACTTCCGCTCGATCCTCGTTGAACTTCTCTGGTTCCTCCGTGGCGACACCAACGTCAAATTCTTGCACGATCACGGCGTCACTATTTGGGATGAATGGGCTGACGAAAAAGGCGAACTCGGGCCGGTGTACGGGGCACAGTGGCGTGCCTGGCAAACATACAGTGCTGTAGGTGACCTGTCGATTATCGACCAGATCGCCAATCTCGTAGAGGGCATTAAGAAAGACCCTCACGGTCGCCGGCATATCGTGACTGCATGGAATCCGGCCGAAATCGAAAACATGGCATTGCCCCCATGTCACTGTCTGTTTCAGTTCCATGTCGCCAAGGGTAAACTCTCCTGCCAACTTTATCAGCGGTCCGCCGACTGGTTCTTGGGTGTGCCTTTCAACATCGCCAGTTACGCACTGTTGACCCATCTGGTGGCGCGAGAAACAGGGCTTGAAGTCGGTGACTTCGTCCACACGTTCGGTGATTTTCACCTCTACGCCAACCACGTTGATCAGGCGTGGGAGCAGGTCGATAGAGAGCCGCGTCGTCTCCCAACCCTAAAGATCATGGATTTCGGTCAATCGATCCTGGTGAAGGACGACTATGGGGTTGATGATTTTGTGCTGGAAAACTACGACCCGCACCCTGCCATCAGGGCCGCAGTGTCGAAATGACCTACGACCGCAACTCCACCTTGACCAATGCGCAGCCGGATCAACCATGGACGGCAGACCGGCTGCTGAACCTCATTGGGTCCATACCGCCTGATCCCCCTGATCCCCTTAACGGCGCCACCACGCTCTACGTGCATCCAGATCGTATCAGTGACGCAGACCGGATCAACGAGGCTGCCGGTGGTCGCCTTCACATTCAAACCAGCAAACTCGCATCGCCAAAAGTCATTGCCGGATTCAAGGGTGACGACTGTGTGGTGATCATCGGAACGGAGAAACCATGAAGATCATTTTTATCAATGGCAAGAAGCGAGCGGGCAAGGACACGTTCGTCGGATACCTGGAGTCCTCCGCTCGCTTCCACAAAATCCGTGTTCAGGCTGTTTCATCTATCGACCCTGTGCGCGAGGCACTGGCCTCCATGGGTATCGACATCAAACAGAAAACACCTGAGTTGCGCGCCGCCATGGCAGAGATTGGAGATGTTCTTCAAAACAGGTTCCAGTTTCGATCGAAGTGGGTTTGCATGCGCGCCCTCGATGCCGATTTGGATGCCACTCACATTTTCGTCGTCCATATGCGCGAGCCGGAAATCATTGATCAAACGATCGCTCTGCTGGCGCAATTCGATTTCCACGACATAACGAAAATCTTCATCGAATCTGATCGCGGTGACGTTGAGGAAAACAGCAACGCATCGGATCGGGATGTGTGGCGTGAGGGCTTCTATGACGAGGTGTTCCCTAACAACGGCACCGTCCAGGAATTATCGCATAAGGCCGGCGCTTTTCTGAAAAAGCTGTTTCCTGGGCGCACAGGCGTATTGCTTTAGCCAAATAATCAACATATAGTTGATTAACACCACAAAAAGGAGTCGGGCCATGGATGAGCCCATGTACCAGCGCATCGTGACGGAAAGTCATTTGGATGCGGAATGCCAGAAGTTCGTCGAGCGCGAGTTTCCGAAAGCCGTGCGCGCCGTGAACCGGTTCAGCGGCAAGGTCAATCCGCCTGTCGTCAAGCCCACGGAGGGTCGTCGCGATGGCCGATAACAAGGTTTTCGAACGCATCAAGAACACGATGGTCAACTGCCAGCAGTTCCCTGCCGACCTGATCACGCCGGATGCGTCGATCGACAGTCTCGGCGGCGACAGCCTGGACGACATCGAGCTCATGATCCTGCTCGAAGAAGAATTCAACATCGAGATCAACGACGGCGCGTTCAACGTGAACACGCCGATCTCGCAGATCGTAACAGCAATCGAAGGGATCATTGCCAATGGCTAAGATCGGTCACAACAGCGGCGATGAAGATGACATCATGGGCACCACCGAGACCGTGGCTGCCGCCGAACTGCGCCAGTTCATAGAGCGGGTCGAAAGGCTCGAAGAGGAAAAGGCGGCCATCCAGGGCGACATCAAGGATGTGCTCGGAGAAGCCAAAGGCCGTGGCTACGACACGAAGGCGATCCGCAAAATCATCGCGCTTCGCAAGAAAGATGCGAACGAGCGGATCGAGGAAGAAACCATTCTGCAGACCTACATGGCTGCACTCGGGATGGAGTGACCGATGACCATCCGTCTTTCCCAACCGCAGGCCACCCTGCTCACCGAACTCCGCTCGGCCGGCAGCAAGGGGGTCTTCAAATCCACCGCTTACTCGCCGGCCGACAACCTCGTGACCATCGGATATGCGAGGTGGCTGCGAAAGTACGATAACGGACGTTCCGGCTGTCTCGTTATCACGCAGAAGGGTATCGAATTCAAGGAAGGGCGCCTGTGATGGCACAGCCGTTCTGGAAACGGGCACTTTTCGTCGCTCTCGACATCGGGTCACTCGTGGCATTGATTCTGCTTATCTCGGCTATGATCGCCGTGATTTTCACCATCTCATCGCCAGTTCATGAGGACTATCTTTCTGTATTGCGACGGGTCACGCTTCTGAATTTGGCGTTTGTAGCAGCAAAACTGTTCTTTGGTTGGGTGCAGAAATGACCCCGTCCTTCGTCGAGCGTTTGAGAGCCAGCGGGTTTACCCACATTTCGTTCGACCTGTCGAAGGCTGTCACGATCACGGCTTGGCGGAAGACGGAGCGGAAGACGTACAGCGCCAACATGGCGCCGAGCTTGGCTGCCGCGGAAGCGCATGTTCTCGCTCAACTGAAACCTGAACCTGATTTTTCGGATGTACTCGGATGAGCATTGATTTTCAAAAGTCCATCACGTTCGCAATTGTGTCGGCCAAGATCGAACTCTTGGAAGAAGCGGTGCGTGCCATCCGTGATGCACGTCAAGGATTTCTGGAAGGCGCGCTCGGCGGTGAGGACATCGACGAGCGCATTGACAGCGCGATCGAGTTGCTGCCTGAAACCGTGAAGGTCGATCGTCGAAAGAAACCCAAACCCACGGAGCCGTTCGATGACGTTCTCGGCTGAAGAACTTGTCGCCCTGCTCGATGAGGCCATGACGAACGGCGACTGGCACTCCGTGCGCATCTTCAACGGCGCGGCTGTCGGCAGTCCCGGCATTCTGGTGAGTATGGGGCGCGATCACAGTTCTTTCACTGTCGACCAGCTTTCCACCGAAGCACGGCCATCCGAGAAGCTGCTTTGGTTGCTGAGAGACAATCTGCGCCGCGGGAGTGCCGGCGCACCCGAACCAACACCGAGCGATCCTATGGCTGATCTGCTCGAAGACATTTAGGATCTGTAATGCTGATAAAGAGCGGCCCGTTTAAAGACTTCCCTAAGAATGCCGCTGGTCTAATCCTCGCCGATCCAGCGTGGTCGTTTCTGACCTACAGCGGGGAATCTGTCCCGCAGCGCGCCGAGAAGCAGCATTACGAAGTGATGTCGCTGGACGATTTGAAGGCAATGCCTGTAACCGACCTTGCTGCCAAGGATTGCGCTCTGATTATGTGGGTCATCGGCTCACATCTCGACCAAGCCATTGAGCTCGGGCGCCATTGGGGTTTCACCTACAAAACAGACCTATTCACATGGGTGAAGGTTGGCAAGAATGACCCGAAGGTTCGCCCAATCAGCCTTGGCAAATGGACGCGAAAGCAGACAGAGCAAGCCCTGATTTTTACTAGGGGCAAGCCGAAGCGTCTCGATGCAGGTATTCGCCAACTGTTCGAAACCGATGATCATGTAATTTTTGCTGCGAAACGTGAACACAGTCGTAAGCCCGATGAACAGTATGATCGCATTGAGCGTCTTGTTGGTGGCCCATACGTTGAGTTGTTTGCGCGTCACCATCGCCCTGGCTGGATGTCTTGGGGCAACGAAAGCGGAAAATTCGACGACCCCTTCGACGACATCCTCGGCGAAGCCATGCCCATCAAATCAACAAATAGTGGATACCAGTTCGAGGACGTTTTAGGTGGGTAGGATGGTTGTTTATATGGCGACTCTTCCTTGCGGAAGATCCTATGTCGGCAAAACCCGTAGGTTGAAAAGGAGGATTGGCGAGCATTTAAGTTCGGCGAAGAAGGCAACTCGTACTACGAGGTTTGCTAACGCACTGGCTGAAGTCGACCCCTCGCAGGTTAAGTGGGAGATCATCGGACAATTTGACTTTCTAGAAGGCGATCAATCTGAGTTGCTGGCCGTTGAAAAGGCCGCGAGCTTGGAAATCGCGGCAATGGAATTCCATGGGACCGTTGATCCGGAATTCGGCTTTAACTGTAAGTTTCACACCGACAAAGTGATCAAGCAATTTGGCTTGTCGGAAGACGAGCGGAAAGCCGCGCATACTGCAAGATGTCGCGCATACTACCTCTCAAGAAAAGATGATCCCGATTTTGTCGCCCGCAGATACAAGAACAATGACCTCTATAGGCTTAAAAATAAAGAATTTATACAAACTCTTTCAAAGAAGTGGCATCGAGAAAACGCAGAGCGAGAGAGTTTACGAAGTACAATACGGGCAAGACGCAAGAGACAGGATCTAACTTACTACGAGAACTTTTTGTTAAACGTAGTTTACGATTTACTTGTCAGAAAAAGACCTAAACTTTCTAAAAATCAAAACGGAGGCTACTCGAAATGACATTCTCGGTTCTTGAAGACGGCAACAAGCTGAACGACATCGCCACTGATCTGTCGGCCCAACTGAAGGCATTGACGGACGCCCTGGTAGCGCAAGGCAAACACGTGACTATCCTCGTCACCGAGCAGGACGACGAAGGTGAATTCGCCTATGCGGTCGTCAGCACGATCGATGATCACGAAGAACTGATGACGATGGTCGACGACGTTTCCAGTGACCTGCTCGCACCGTATGCTGAAGGTTTGGATGAGGACGACCAGCCGGATCTTCCCTTCAAGGCTGAGACAATTCAATGAGGAAGATCGAGGCCACACCAGCGGCTAACTGGCCTGTAGGCCGTAAGATTGTTCTGCTGGATGCTTATCTGCAGAACCCCGTCACTGTGAAGATCACGCGTCATCCCAACGCTGATCACCTGATCTGCGAAGATGAGCGAGGCGTGGTTTACTACGCACGCACTGACCGAGTTGAAGGCTTCGTGACCGAGCCCGTCGATTCAATTGATGACTTCTCGGACATTCTCGGTTAAGGAAAACGCAACTTTTGTTCTTGCTCTGTTCTCGTTTATATGAATATAATCCTAATTAGCAATTACGCAAAAAGGAGTGAGTGCATGTATCGAGTAAAAATGACGCAAGCCCTTGATTTCGTGAAAGTTCGTGACGGTGAGATCGACTACTGGCACGACACCGAAGACAGAGGGGAATGGGGAGAGGGATGCGCGGAAGGACGTAAGCGCGCTGGCGACCTGGTTGGTTTCATGCAAGACCAGAACGACCCCTCTTTACTAAATCGCGTCGGGAAGGCGATCGTCGGATCAGGGAGATACGGGGCGGTCGAAACAGGGTTTTTTCAGGAGATCGGGAACAACCTGATCTAATCAGTGCCAGCCGGCGTCACAGTCCCGATAGTGATAGCGTGATCATGACGCCGGCAGCAAACGATCCTAAAGCCACTGATGCCACCAGCCAGAAGATATTACCTTTCGGAACAATCCCGCGCTCAGTGCCAGGAGCGAGAACCACGAGCGCTCCTGCGATCATCAAACACCACACGACGAAGGCCGTCACAGGCGATTCAACAGCCCACGTTGGGCGTATGACCTTCACTCCGTCGTAAGTGGAAGACCATCTGACAATGTTAGTCCAGAGCCGCCAGCAAACAGTCGCCGCTCCGATTCCGAAGATTGCCATCGAGAGGAAATTAGGACCGGCCTGCCCACCGTCCTTTACGGCGTCGTACGCTGGCACAGCCCACCGGACCATAATAGCGAAAAACACCCCAAGCATCAGGTTCGAGGCAATTTCCAGCATCTGGACCGGTCCAAACACCGGCAGAATGACCCAGAAACTCAGTACGCCCATGAGAGCGATCATGGCCGCGGTATTGTTGGTGATGCGCTTCACGAGCGGCCTCCGTTAAAATTTTGGATGGTGAGTTTGGCCAGGGTCGTGTTGAGTTGTGCGGCTTTGCGCTCCATGTGGAGCAACGCCTGGATGAAGTTCACTTGCTCGCGCTTTGTTTCGGCAGCCAGATTGGCGTCAGGCGGCTCGGCGGCCTTGGTTTCACTTACGATCACCACATCACGCGTACGCCCTCTGACGGGCTTGTGCGGAGAGGGCTTGCGGGTAAACCAGTCTCGCATTGCCATCATTTGACATTCCTCTGCAGGATCGCCAGCGTAGTGTTCACGGCGTCCGTTGCATTCTGGATGGTTACAGTGACCTTCTGGATCGCTTCCATAGCGGCGCGAGTTTCCAGAAGGCGTGCGGACTGCAAGTCGGCATTGAGCTTACGTTCTGCGGCGATCTCGACAGCATGGCGGGAACGCTCTGCCACCATGTCTTCATCAAATTGGTCACGTAGTGCGTCTATCGCCTGGCTTCGGGCATTAAGCGCTCGCCACGTGACGATCAAAGCGCTGACGAGAAAAAGGACCAAGACGATAGTGGCAACGTGGACACCCTGTTTATCGGCAAGATCGATGAGTTTGTCAGCGCTTTCCATATTCAGATAATCACCTTTTGGTTGACTATTAGGATAACGAAAATATCGAAATCCTAACGATCAACCCTGTAGCTGGCACCCTCAAGGAAAATGTAAGAGAGCGAGGTGGATGATGCGAAAGGTATCACCAGCCGCGTTGTTCCCGGCTCGATTTGGCATACGGCAGTCCCGTTATTTATCGCCGCGCCAAGCACCATGAATTTTCCACTCACCGGAGCAAACGCCCCTACGGATGGATGGGAAATATCAGCCAGCACATAAGGCAGCGCAATGCCATTTGGAACCTGAATGTAACCCGAAAGAGATACTGTCTTGTCCTTCAGTGTCGCTCGTGCCGTGAACGATGTAGCGCCGGCACCGGGGGTGAGAACCCCAACCAGCGGCGGGACAGAGATATTGGCAAGCCCGAGCTCTGAGAAGATGTGGTCGGCGATCGCATTGTAACCGAACTGGCTCGGATGGATCGTGTCGGAAAGCATGGCGCCACCCGATGTCAACATACCGATATCGTTCAGGTCAATTATCTGAATACCGAGTTGGTTAGCGACCTCGTATGCAGCAACCTGATAGTTGAGGAACGGCTCGACAACTTCCGCGATGTTCAGCTTGTAGGGGAACACGATCACAACGTTGGATTTACCCGAATGTCCCGCGAGCAGCGCATTGCACGCGGACAGAAGTTGGGTCTTGTACACCGCAGCAGTGGTGGCTCGTGCACTGTAAATGTTGTTGATTCCGACCGCCATTACATATGTCGGGTAGGTGTTCGTTTTATAGAACGTCTGAGCCAGAACAGAACTCATGTCCCAATCCGCCAGGATAGTGCCCGACCGGCTGAACACCTGCGGGAGGATACCCTGATCGGCTGTCTGGCAGGCAACAAAGATCCCCGTCAGTTCGATCGGGTTCGCGCCTGTATTCTGGATTTTGACGGTCGTAACGTCAGGGCAGTAGCGAAGTGTGGTGTTGCCGGCGAGAACGTTCTTGCCCGATCCGGTAGTGGTAGAAACAGTTTCAACGACAGACGTTTTGTTGTCGCTGATGGCGATCGTCGTAGTAGTGGACTTCTGAGCGTAGTAGACCGCGAGGAAGTTGGCGTTGTCCGTGTTGAACGTCAGAAAGGCGCCAGGTGCCAAGACAAGACTTCTTCCGGCCGGTCCTGATACGTCAAAAGCCGTCGACCCACTTAGCGTCACATAGTCCCAATCGCAAAACGACATTTGCGAAGACAAATGGAGATTCTGTTTGTTCTGGATTCGCTTCGCGATCTGCGCTGGAAAGCCATTGTTGTAGCCAACCGGCAATCCGTAGGTGATGCTATCGCCGATGAAGCACAGGCTGCGTGCAAACCTTTCGATCCCTACCGTTGGAGACATGTAGGGGAGCTTCGAAGGTTTGCGCCTTATAGCCGCCTTCAACCCGAGGCTTGAGACAGGCGCGCTGTCGTCGGTGCCTGCGAAGATTTGAGAGGTGGTTGCAGAGGGTTTTGCGCCGCCTGCAACTTCAGCCCACTCCTTTGCAGATTTCGTTCCTGCGCCTCCCGGCAGAGTTCCTTCCGCCCATGCCTGCGCCAGGCTTTTAGCGGTGTCAGCGCCGTTCTTTGACGTAAGAGCGTTAGATGCGTTCGTTGCGCTCTGAGTCCTGGCGGTCTCTGCGGCGGTCTTGGCCGTAACGGCGTCAGTCTTTGCCTGGTTCGCGCCAGCCAGAATCCCATCAGCGGCAGTGTTGATCTCAGTATTTTTGTCTTTCAGGAATTTCCGAACGGACGGACTGACCGACCCGTCAGAATGGGTCACTGTCTGAGTATCGGACCCATTGGTGAAGCGGTCGAAACGATCTTCATTCTGCTTGAACCGGTCAATGCCTTGAGAAAGCGGAAGTTCAGCCATGGTAACTCCTTACGGGAATGTGATCACCTGGCCGTAGTCGGCTGCAGGCATATAAACATTGATGATTTCGTTGAGGCGATCTTCCCAATAGGGGAATTCATCCAGTGTCATCGGCCCGCGATCGATGATGGCTTGTTCATCACCCGTGAGTAGCGGACCGGAGATTTTTCTGACGTAGATGAAATTGGTCACAGGGTTCAGTTTTCGAATTTCTACGTCGAATGAGAAATCGAGCCACTGATCGGACTTCAGGTCGATCTGAGATTTTGGCTTCAGACGGACATATGGAAAGAAGTACCCAATCTGGTCGCCAGTCGGGTTTTTCGGGATGTAACGCAACGAACCCACGACTTCGTCGGTGTTGCTGGTCACTTCACTGGAGTCAGATCGACGCCATTGAAATGTGACAGAAATCGTGTCGCCTTCAGCGATGTCCGGAGCGTCGTCAACGACATAGAATCGCCCCTCCACTCTATCAACGATCAGGTTCCCCGCGACCACAAGGGCTGCGCCGTCCAAAACGAACTCGATGTCAGGCTCGACATGGCGGACGCCAAACGGTTCAACACTCGTTCCGAGTTGATACCAGCGCCCTTTTTTCAACCTGAATGTCTCGGTAACATCGGTGAGAGCCGTTTGCCCCCCGTAATCTACGGGAGACCCGAACCACAGAGAAAGATTCTCCATGGAAATGTTGTCCGTGGTTATTTCAGCAGTATGTTCTTCACGTGTGATGATGCTATCGATCTGGATCTGCTGACCCGCATATGACGTGAAGCGTTGAATTTCCTCAAAGGTCCTTGAGACGGTGAAACCAGGCGTGTTGCCTAGATAAAGCTCACCTTCACCTTTGAGAGTTCCTGTTGGGAAGCGATCAAAGAACAGTTCGCCTCGACCTAGTATCAACGAGGCGTTTGACGTGGTTGTCACAGTGCTCGTCCCTCGCGGTATGCCTCAACATACTTGTTGACCGCCCTGCGTCCGAAAACGAAGACAGCCGCGCCGGCTCCTGCCATCAGCACCCAAGGCAAGATCGGCTGTACGGTCTCAAACAGGTTGCGGACCTGCAAAACGCCGTTTGAGACATCATCCAGTGTGCCCTTGCCTTCTGAGAGACCACCTAGTCCGCTCATGCCCAAGATCGTCAGACCGATCTTCTTGAGCCAAGAGCCCTCCTTGATTACCGGTTCGGCTTTAAGGTCCTTCGCGGTGGCGTCTTGGCGGGCATCAGCCATCTCACGCTTCGGCGCCTTGATCAGCTGAGCCAGAAGGTCGTCGGTAATCTCGCCGGTTAGCGGCAGATTGTTATCGGCCTGGAATGCGAGGATGGCGTTGCGGGTGCGCTTTCCGAACTTGTTGTCGGATTCACCGACTTCCGGATAACCTTTGTCCCACAGAAGGTCCTGAACCTGCTCGACAAGCTTCTCGTTCTGCACGGCCGGTTTCGGCGTCGGCAGAGGGACGTTCACTGGCGCTGCCACGGACGAAGGCTTTTTTACCGAAGCAGGTCTTTTACCGTCTTTGAAGATCGTTTTCGCTTTCGCGAGGTAATCCTGCGCTTCCTTGAGACCATTGGAACCGCCGTTGATCTTCTTGCGAACAGCAACAACATCGTCCTTGTCGGCCAGTTCATTGCAACCGCGATTACGCCATTCACGCACTGCGGTTTTAAAGGCCGTCGCAGGATCGCGAAGTTCTTCAGGGTTGCTCTCGTAACCCATCTTGCGATAATTCTCGCGGCCGGTGGTTTGCATCATTCCGCCGCCCCGGTATCGCCAGCCGTCGTCGGTTTCAACATTGCCAAGGTTCTTCTTACCCCACGCGCCGCCATAGACCGTGTTGGCAATCGCTCTCTGATCAGCTTTCCTATTGCCGGAGCGGCCAAGCTTTTGGGCAGCAGCCTCGCTGATACGGTGGCGTCCAAACGTCGACAGCAGTCCCGCAACCGTGTAGTTGAGGTTTTCTTCTACCGCCTTCAGGCCGCCTGTTTCTGTGGCAATTTCAGAGAAGAAATGCTGAATGCGAAGTGGGGTAACAATGTCACCTTCGAGTTCAGCATAATCCCAATTTTTAACGATCGCATCGACCAGGGTTGCGTTGGCTGAGGGGCAAAATTTCTTGATCTGAGCAGCGGTAACCACGGCAAACTCCTACAGGTTTGCCATTAAATACCACAATTTGTTGATTTATCCACATCAAAGTGATCTTGTCATCGCAAAACGGTATCGCTGGAACGACCCTAGACCACCCCTCACCGCCTCAAGTTCAACAAACATCGCACCCGTGAGCGTATTATCGGCTGACGTGAAGGCGCGGAAGTTGTCTGTGATCCCCGAGATCGTTCGTATCAAAGCGTTGCTGGAACTGAAGAAACGCAAGGTGTAGGTTGTACCAGGCTCTGGCCCAACGTTGGCGTCCCAATGGCTGACGATCTGGTCGGACTGCATTTTGCGGTCGCGGTGCGCCCAATCAATTCTAAAATTAGAAGTCACCGCGACGTTGTTGAACGCGGGCGTTCCATTAATGGTCACCGCCCCAGGGACGTAAGGTCTGCCTTGACGGCCAACAACCGACAAGGTGTCGGTGGGTGCCAAAACGGGATCAAGTGTTGCCGATGAACTGCTCGAAAGCAATTTCACCTCGACAACATCACTCGTGACATACTCACGTGAATCCGTCCCTGCGTACTCCCCGAGGAAAATGATATAGGTGGCGTCTGCGTGCGGGGTCGGCACGGTGTCAACACAGCCTCGTCTTACGGTGAAGGTTCCGGCAATACCGGTTGAATCAAGGTTGATATTGACGATCTGCAAAATCTCGGTCCCGACTTGAACCAAGCTGCCCGCATTCATCAGACCAACGTCCACGCCATTTTTGAAAGCAACAGACGTATCATAGTATCCAATAGCGCCGTCGCACACGCACCCAGGGGCAAACGCCTCACTGCCTCTAACAGCAAAGTTCTCACTGCCAATGCGTGTCGCAATAGAGTAGTTCAGCAACATTTGCGAAACTCTCAATCCTGCGGTCACCAATGCGGAAGCGTTCACATCCAAAATCGCCAAGTCTGCAGGACTTAGCTGTCCGATCAATTCCTGATAAGTCGCTTCCCTGATCAACCGAACGGGGATCACCTGCGGTGTGGAAACTGGCGGAACCCATGCCGGGTTTTCCGACGACACAAATGCTGTGGAAGAAAGCCCGAAAACATCGAGCGCAGCCTCAACGGTAATGGTCCCGCTCGTAAGTGTTCCGTCCTTGATCTTGCCGGCCCGAAGTACGAGATTCTGGATCCCCATGTCCGGATCAGAAACGCGAAACACTTGGCCTGGATGGATGCGCCAAGCTCTCCTGTCGAGCTTCACCGTGTAACGATTGGTGCTGGCTGACAAAGTACGAAGATCGCGCTGCGCAACACGAGCGGCCAGTGATACAATCGGGATGCCGTCATAGGTATTAGTCTTGGAGCTCGTGCCCTCATTCGACTGAATAAGCGCCAGATTTTGCGCACGGATCTCTTGGGTCCCGTTAGCCAAGATGTCTCTATATTTTACGATAACTTCGCTGATCGCATCAGCCTGAGTTGCGGCTTCAGACTGGTCTACGGACAAGAGACCCGAGTTTCGATCGAAAAGAGGTAGATCGTTGACGTTGTAGTCGTCGCGGATCAGATCAAGATCCAGAAGTCCTGTTTCGCGATTGACGTAGAGGGCTCCACCAATATGATCGAGCACTTCCTGAATAAAACTTTCAAGGGAGTCCTGCCGCGACCATCGCATACACAGACCGAACCCTTCAGTGTACAAAGTCGATGCCGCTGCATTCCACGAGACGTCCCCGATACGAGATCGGTCATAACCCCTACCCCATGCTCTATTCGTGATGCACTCGTAGAGGATATGCGCGGGGTTCATCGCTTTGATCTGACCGCCCGCCAGCCATATTGTGGCAAGATCAGGCCGCCAAACAGGTCCGTCCCATCCCGACGTGGTTCGTCGTAAGCGGAAAGACCACTTCTTGGGGTACGGGTTCAGTGCGCAAATCATTCCGTCGAAAATGACGCTTACCACGCCACGAAAGTCAGGTACGTCTCCACCGAGCAAGCCTTTGAACCAGTCGGGATATATTTGCGAGGCAGTGCCCATCAAAGCTGACATGGAACCTTGAATTCCGCCCTCGGCCTTCTCCCCACCGAACAACTCCGGCGCGTCTATAGAGGTTACGCGATCACCGGTGATCGTGGAGTCGTAATAATTCCCCCCTTCCCTATAGGGCCAGGCCGATTTATCAGCGGCCTTGATTTGAACAATCTCATCCACGGGACCGCGGCAAAGGCCGTACTGCACCGTCATGAAATAACGGTAGCCGATCGTTTGGCTTTTGCCTTTACCGCCCATCCTCAAACTCCTTTCGTGCCTGTGCAGTTACTCGCAGCGCGAGAGGGTCGCCGGTCGCTTCCATCTTCTCGATCGGAATTCCGTTGATGATGAAATCCGACCAGTCGAACCCATGTCTGGCAAACCATTCGCGGGTGCCGCCTGCACAGAGGTCCGCTGCTCGAATGTGTCTCATGAAGACTGTGATGCCGCTCATTTCTTGCCACCACCTGATTTAATTGCCGAATTTCGCAGATTGCCGTACCAGAGGATGAAAGGGTCTTCGCTCCACACGTCTCCGAACACCACAGGCTGTGGAGTCCCTTCGTCAAACTGCGGGAAATCGAATTCCTCAAGTGACGCCGGCTTCTGTGCTTCGGTTTTGGGGGTCGTGAGAACCTGGATCGCGTATGACGCAATCAAGAGACCCAACCCCCAAAGGAAATTGATGAATGCGTAGACAGGCTTGATTTCACCGGTCGCAATCATTTCAACGGAAAGTGTTTTAAGGTCACTCATCAGAACACCGGATCTCCTTGGAATGGGGATCTTCCCGGCATGTGCGGGATGCCGCCAAAGTTCGAGAGGTTATTGAACTTGTTTTTGCAGTCTTCACGAGTGCGCGAACAACCGGGGTAAGCGGTGATCAAATCACCTGGCTTCAGTCCGACGCGTGTTCCAAATATGGTGAAGCCGGTCCCAAAATGGTTCTCGATCCCACGTCTCTCTATCGCCCCTGGGAAGCGCGGCCACTCGAAAAAACCATTGGCAAAATATGTGAAAGGCAATCCGGCAATGTCAGATGACCAGATTGTGTTTCCGTCGATATTATCGATCTGAAACGTCACCCCATACGACGCCTTTGGAACTCTGCAACTGATGTCGTAAAGTGCATGAGGGCACTGCCTGCCCCAACTCAGACGCAAGCCGTTTCTATTGAAGCCCGAGGTCAACATTTTCATGGATATTTCGACCGCCGCGGTGTCGATCTGCTTGCAACTCACGGCATACCCGACCCATACGATAGGGGCTTCGGTTTCCCCACGGTGAATGCGTCTGATCTGTAGCCAGACCTTCTCGCTCGGCGGCTGACCGTTGAGCATCATTGCGACTGGTAGGTTTTTTGAAAGTTTTACTGTCATCTCGTCCGACGACGCATCGCCTGACTGTTCAACACCTGAATCGCTGATCGGGGTGGCGATATACCGTTCTTCGCCGAGAAAAGTATCTTCATCATCGGATGAATATTTCCAACTCGCCGTCCCAAAGGTGAACTCGTACAGAGCGACAGGTTCACCGTGTTCGTTTGATCGCTCAATACTGTCGTAGCTCATGTCAGAACCCTGCCTGTGCAATTCGTAAAGGGGGTGCCGCCTTGAAGGTGGCAGAGCAACGAGAGACACCTTGAGTGTCCGTCACGTGAAGGATCTCAACCCTGTCCTGATCAAGGCGAGAGAGCCGCATGAAGCTGACACGCAGGACATCGGCCGGCAGCAAGCCTTCAGGGAAAGGTTGATCAACACCGATCACCTCAACATCGTTACCTAAAACGGCGCTGCTGGTGATGCGTCTGTACGCACGTCGGCCGTCACAGAATAATATCGCGATATGATCCTGGCCGATTTGGATGCCACCGGATTGGGTGAACCCGAAATTCTCGACAAGAAGATACTGATCTCCGATCGGTGTCGGACTCATCAACCGCATGTCATTGCAGAATGACGGGAGCCAAATGCTCCCCCACCGGCCGCGCAACCTGAAAAGAAGCTTTTTCAATTGGGCGTACTCTGGCCTTCCTGCCTGAACCCAATTGTGTTTCTGGCTCGGAAAAGGAATGCCGGCGATGTCAAAAAAGTGAGGCAGCGACGTTTCGTTATCGAGTTGGTCGATTATTCGAGAGAAGGCGAAATCAATATTTTCACCCTCGTCAGGCGGCAAATCGATAACATTGTAACCGTCGTAAACGTCCAGGAAGTCCAATGTGTCGACATCTGCAGCCTGATCGTCGTTTCTCTCCATTATCCGGAAAGCGGTAGTGAAAGTGAT